TGTACAATGGAGACAAACAATGACTCGCTCAGAAGCAGAAGATGTATGTCTTGGAGTTATGGAAGAATATCTCCCCAGGTCGGTGGCCAAGAAGGACCGCAAGGAAATGCTCCACGGCATGTTCTACGAACTCATGGACCTAGGAGCCCTTTCGCTCAGTGAAGATGTCGACGACGAGGACCCCATCGAGACCGAAGACCTGACGTCGTTGATTCGGTGACGCCATGACACGCACCATCAAATCTGTCCCAACTGGCACCGACAACGAATTCAAGTGGGAGGTCCGAATCGAAGGAGAGGACTGCCCAGCTCTCACCCTGGCCTCGTACCTTGCCATGCGCAGTCTGTTGCAGACCTGTTTGGGAACTCCCGGGATGATGTCGTGCGGAAACAACACTCCGCAGTCTTTGAAGATGACCCATGACGGCGAAAAATGGGTCATCATGTTGGAAGCGGTGGGGCCATGAGCACTCAAAAAGATATCGTCGATACCATCATGGTACTACCTACCGTAGTCAAGGTGGATATCAAACACGCTATGACAACCCCGCACGGATGGCTCGAGATGGAAGTATACGGCGGCGGGTACGGAGACATATACAAAGCCCTGGGGAGTGTCGTTCCGGCAGGAGTGACAGTTGCGTGGATTCACCATTTCTGGGCAGACCGGGAGACTCGATACATATACCCAGTAGGCGCGCCAGCTAAGCCGGTCGAACCCAAGAAGTGCCGATGCGACATTCGAGACTTGATGTCGGTCGGACATAACGCCGGTTGCCCAGAAAGGCACTAAAATGCAAGAGACAGTCAATTTTCCGGAATCCCCAGACGTAGACACGACGTGGTGTTGGTGTGACCAATGCAACTCAAACGCATACCCAAGCAACACCTTCGAATTGCCTGCAGCGTGGGCCGCCGCTCTGAATCTCCCCGCCAATTCAGCCATCTTGCGCGGTGTGTTCATGGGTCCGTTCGAAGAAGCCATTAAGGAGGGGTGGGAAGAGCGCGATTGGGGTTATATTTGCCCCGTATGCAAGAGAGAAGAGGCAGAGCGCGACGTGGGCGAAAATGAACTCTTGACGAAGGACCTGGCGCTCGATATGATGGACGCCAAAGAGGTACCGAATGAACCAGAGTCCCCGAATGAACCGGAGTCCCCGAAAGACCTATAAGCTCCCGGCTCGCTTTTTTGTGAACGGACAAGAGGTGGTTCCGTGCGCAGAGTTTGAATTCGACATCAGCCCCCCAAAACCTCAAGACAGTCTTACCGGAGCGCCAAAATGCCACAATGTAAGTGCGATATTCGAGACTTGATGTCGGTCGGACACAACGCTGGGTGCCCAGAGTCCAAGGAGGGCCGCGCGAAAGACAAGGCCAAGACTTACAGTCCGGGTGTGATTACGGTCAACGGCAAAGTCGTGGGAGCGGTGAAGGAAATCTCCTACCACCCGCACTTCCCCGACATCGACATCGGCATCTACGGCCGGACCATCAGCTCGAACTCGGCGAGCTATCAGCCCGCCCCGCCCGATATGGATTTCGAGTGGCTTCCACCTCCCGATGTTAGTGGCCGCCGTGCCGCCATCTTCGATGAATGGTACGGTCGGGCCATCGCGGAGCTATACAAGAGCTGCATGGTAAACCTGCCCGAACTCAAGGGAGCCAGTAAAGTGTATGTGATGCCCTCTCCTATCCGGATTTTGGACTATACGGTTTAGCCATGCAACTGACCTCCGGCCAACAGCTCGCCCTGGATTCCATTCAAGGCCTTCAAAAGTCGCACCCCAATGGCGGTGGGGTGGGGGTAGTGGCCGGCTTCGCTGGCACGGGAAAATCCACCACTATATCCAATTTGGTCGACGAGCACGGGGACGATTTGTTGGTAGTCGCCCCGACCGGGAAAGCGTGCGTTCGGGTAAGAGAGATTTGCGACGCACGAACAAAGACAATCCACTCGTGGCTCTATGAAGTCAGCGAGGACGAAAAAACTGGCGCTCTTAATTGGGGCCTCAAGCCAATCGCCAAGATGGAGCGACCGAGGTGCGGGTTTCTTTTGGTCGATGAAGCCTCCATGGTTACGCACTCTGTTTTTGGCGACCTCTACGGCCGCTGTAAGGCACTCAACCTCAATCTCGTTTTGGTGGGGGATGGATTCCAACTTCCCCCAGTCGAGACCGACCCCAAGCGGGCAGGTTTTTCTGTCTTCTCTCCAGACATGCCGGCCGCTTTCAAGTTGCAGCTCACAGAAATCCACCGCCAAGCCCTAGACTCACCCATCATCCGGGCCTCGATGGCGCTTAGACAAGGCCAATTCGCCGGAGACGCCTTAGCGGACCTTCCTCTGGTCCTTGAATCCAAACTACAAGAAGAGGCTCGCCATACCTTCGAGTCTGAAGGTGTGGTTATAGTCCACCGTAACGTAACGCGTCACGCACTCAACAACGGCATTCGCTCGGACATGGGCAAAGGGGAGGCCCAGCTAGAAAAGGGCGAGCCTTTGCTGGTCACCCAGAATAACTACCAGCTCGAGACCTTCAACGGGGAAACGGTAACGTCTTTGACGACTCCCCTTCCCATCAATACCTCACCCGTTGCCGTCCATGATGCGCATACGACCTCGAGCGCCTTCGTCAACTTCCTTCAGGTGCAGGTGGATACGCCCTTAAAGGGCCGCCAGGTCGCCTGTGTGGCCGATAGGGAGGTCTTCGGCACTCTTGGGACCGTGGGTGCCTTCGCCGTCAAGCGAGCGGCTCAGAGGTTGCTGCTGGACGAATACGGCCACACCGACGACGGCGAGGTCGGTGGGCCTCCATACTTGCAAGCCAATGTAGGGTACGTACTTACATGTCATAAGTCACAGGGGTCAGAATGGCCCCATGGCATCGTTGTCATAGAGCCGAGCTTGCGTTTGGGAACCAACGATGGTAGAAGATGGGGGTACACAGCGATTTCTCGCTTTAAGAAGCAAGTCAAAATTTGTTGGAGGACATCATGAGTGACATTGCAGACGACGCCGATTTCCAGATTCAGCAGCAAGGCCTGGCCTCATACAAGACGTCAGACGGCGAAGTCTTCGTCTTTACGACCGAAACGCTCGAGGTCCTTCTTGCCAAATCCATCGAGAGCGGAGTCGGCAAGGTCCTGGTGGTGATGAAGTCACGTCCTTCGGCTTAAGGAACCTATGAACTTTCAAATGATTAGAAGCGCTCTGCTGTACACGCGCGCATGGCTCATTCAGAACCGTGTCCCGCCAATCGCCATTCCGCCCTGGCGCAGACCCGGCGAAGAGGTCCACCCTGAGCCCAACGAGACGTTCTTGCCGTGCCCCTCTGATTACGAATACCTCTATTGGGAGGAAGCCGAAAGGGCCCTGTGTACTCAAGGGGTGGGGCCGTTTGCTGTAGCGCTGTGCAGGGCCATGGCGGGGCGGGGCGGTGACTACTTCTTGTCGCAGGTACGTGGAATGCCTCGTGGGCCGATTCCAAGGCCGAACTCATGAATGCCCTGCAAGGTCACACCGAGATTTCGCTGACAGAACGACTACTATTGCAGACGGAATTGGTCCCTAAAACTGGGTGCCTAGTGCCAACGAAGGTGCCGTACCGCCCCGGCGGGTCGTGTCAAATAAAAGTGAACGGCCGCCTTTATACGATGCGCCATGTCTCGTTCGCATTGGCGGGCGGTATACCTGACATCGGACAGGTAGTCGGTAGCGTGTGCAGCACTCCGGGATGCGTATGTCCGTCCCACCTCAAGGCTATGACCCGCTCCGAAGCGATGCTGGGTGCGCTTAAGCGCAGAGCAAGGACTTGACTTCGCCGGTAGGTTCGCGTATACATAATTCATGGCTACCGAAACCGCCCCCGCCGAAGTCCTCGCCACCTTCCGCATCCCCGACGCCAACCTCTCCAAGCTCACCGAGAAGATTGCCAAAATGTCCCGGAAGGCTGAGAGGCTGGTCGGCCAGCCAATCGTGCTGACGGTCATCGCGACCGAAGATGTCGAGCGCATCGCCCGGAACCCCTACGGCAAGGTCATGTTGGACTCCAACGGCAAGCCCGAAGGAACCGGCGTCTTCGACCGCTACCACACCGTGACCGTGTCTGGCCCTCGCCCCCGCCTCAATGGCTGGGAGTTCGTCGCCGCCATGGACGTTGTGACCCTTGACGACGGTCAGAGGTCGGTCATGGTCCGAACCGCCCCCGGCAGGTCCATCCCGGCTGAAATCCGCAACCACACCGAGGAATGCCAGCACTGCAACACGAAGAGGAATCGCAAGACGCTGTACGTGGTTGAGAAGGCCGTTGACGGCACCCTTTAGTCCTGGTACACCAACCCCATGAACACAATCACTCCCGAAATTGTGGCGCTGTTCGCGGATTATTCCCTCCTCGCCAACTTGGAAGATGGAGCTTGGGTGAAGGGCGTCGCCTATGACACCCTAGAGCGCGAGGCGTGCCGGGCTGCAGGGGCCAGGTCTGACTCTGCCTACAGCAAGTTCCATGGGGCTTGTGCCGACGCCGGGCTCGACCACGAGCAAGTCTACGCCTGGCTGAAGTGCTGCGAGGGCGTGCCGGCCGTTTCGCTCCCGAACGGAACGCAGATTGAGTGGCCGTACTATTCGGTTTGAGGCGCTTGACACCAAAGTTCGACTCGCGTATATATAAACCATGAACGCAACGGAAAGCTTCAAGGTGGTCGGCTCGTCGTGCCTCTCAAGCTTCACGGGGACCCAGACCGCCGAAAACGTCGCCGCCTACTTCGAAATCCTCGCCCAGATTTCCACCCTTTCCGACTCTGACGACGAAGGAATGGGTGGGGGCCGGGCCGACCACTTCGGAGTCGACCACTTCCTCGGCTTTGTCGCCGCCGATATCCGGGTGAGTGGCTGGCTCTCCCGCAAGGCCGCACGGAATCTGAACCGCGACGGCGCCGCCACTGCCGACCAGGCCTGGCTCACCATGGAGGCCGTCGCTCAGGGCAAGGGCATCTTGCCCGAACTCAAGCCCACCCACGCCGACACCGAGCGAGCCCAGAAGGCCATCGAGTACATCCAGGTCCACATCGACTCCGAACTCGATAAGGGCGAAGTCAACGACTACCTCCACAACATCCAAGTCATTACCCGCATGAGCGCCCTCGCTTGGAAGGCCTCTGGCATCGCGGCCAGCATCATCCCGACCGCCGAACGGCTGATGGGCCAGGAAGTCGAGCGCCGCAAGTTCACGAATCTCAAGGAGACCTCCAAGTTCTTCGGCACGGTTGGTGAGAAGGCCACCTTCCAGGCCAGCATTCTCTCCTTGAAGGAGCTTGAGTCGCAGTGGGGCCTTACCACCCTGGTCAAGTTCGTGACGACCGAGGGCAACGTGGGGGTTTGGTTCGCTTCGGGTTCGGTCTCGGACGAGTGGGACACCGACGAAGTCGTGATTCTCCGGGGCACGGTCAAGAAGCACGAAGACCGCCAGGGCCTGAAGCAGACCAACCTCACCCGGATGTCGATGATGACCCAGACCCAGCTCGACGAAGAAGCCGCCAAGGCGGAAAAGAAGGCCGAGCGAGCCGCGAAGAAGGCCCTGAAGGCGGCAACCGCCGCTTGACACTCGGCGGGGAAGGTGGCATAAGTAAATCCATGAATCGCCGAATCTTCAGCCCCACCGGAGTTCTGATGGGCAACACCAAGGACTACATCGTGGTGTTGCAACCCCCGAAGGATTCCAAGCCAGCATTCCCCATCTATATCAAGGACGCAAAGACATGAAACTTGTTTGGATTGTAGATACGACCAGCGTTCCGAGATTGCGACAGGTCAAAGAGGACACGCTGGCGCCAGGCCCTTACGCACCTCCCGGAATGGTGGTGTGGACTCCGAGGAAAAACTCTAAGCGATGGCATTACGTCTACAGCGCCGACTCGTACGAAGAAGCTGCAATGAAGTACAACGCCATCTATGAGAAGCAGCTGCTCGAAGAAGAAGAAAACAACGCAAGGCGAGTATGCAATATCCGAAGCAGGATGGTGCCATGCCCCAGCAAATGAAGTGGTGGTTGATTGCCAAATTCGGTCACTGCGATTCGCAGCTGGCTGCCGTTAGCGACCACAAGTCGGACTGCGTCAGAGAGCTTCTGCGGCTGGGTCGCCCCAAGGGGTTCGAAATCGTCGAAATGCCTGCAGGAGACGAAGAAGGGATTCCGATTGGGTACAATCCGATTTTTAACGTCCCGCCACCAGAGGTCGGTTACGACCTGGGGGTTGACGCAGGGCCCAAAACGCAGTAGACTTTTCCCATACAAACCAAGGAGCAACGAATCATGGAACTGACGTCAACAAGCGGCCACGTTTTTACCCTCGAGAGCATCGAGAATCATCTAGCAAAGTGCGAGCACATCTTCCCGTCCGAGATTTGGGCCCTTGTCGCCAAGATTCGGGAACTCGACGCCAAGCTGTCAGCGAGCGAAACCGCCTCCGACTTGGACCCACAGCCCGAAACGCCCGAATACCAGCTCGAAATCATCGATGGCATGGCGGACTGGATTGCGGAGCGACTCCCCCAAAAGGAGCCCATGCTGGCTGGTCCAGACGCCGACCGCATGCACGAGATTTATGTCACCTCAATCAACGAGCCCGTTAATTGTGGGACCGGTGTCTCGACCGAGCACTTCTACGTCGTCCCAGCCGAAGAAGGCCTTGAGTCCTTCCAGGTCGAGGTTGAGTTCAAGGTCGTGAAGTAATCAGGCTAAACCTAGGTCATTAGAATTGTTGATGACTTGGCTGGGAAGCGAAATCACGCCACCGATATATGCGGTGGCGTTGAAGTAGGTATAGTTGCCGGACGTCAGACCTAGCGGTAACTGATTGATGATGTTTCCGCGAGGGTCAGTTACACGCTGTACCTTGATTGTCCCGCCAGCGCCCGTGGTCAGAATGCGCATAATTTTGACGGTTTCGCCCGTTTGGCCGGCAAGGTACAGGTACCCATACGCCCGCTCATAGAGCCCAGCCGTGTTGGTAACTGTGATGGTGCCGTCAGCTGCAACCGCGCTGATGGTTTGCGAGACGTCATTTATGATTCGACCGGCCATGAGTTCACCTTGATGAAAAAGATTACTGGCGCAGCGTTACACCAGCTGAGGACGCGAGCGATGTGGGGCGCGCGTTTGTAGGGAATTGTAGACTGCCATAGTAGTCATTGTACCGCAAGTCAACCGTTCAAGTCCAGGTATTTAAACACTTCCGGGAGCTTGCCCTTGCTGTATGCGGCTTGAAGGAATCCAAGCTTGACGGGTAGCTGGACGTGAGGAAGGTCTACAAACGAGGCCCAAGTCCCACCCCATTCGAGGCCGAGCTTCTTGGCCTCTTCGCCCAGGACTGTGTAATCTTTATCGCCCCACACAGCCTTGCCGTCGACCATGCGCGCAAAATCTGCGGCACATGCGAAGTTATGCATGCTTTGCGTGCCCTTCGCTTTGGTGACGATATTGCCCATAGGCTTGCTGGGGCTCGCCCCGTCTGGGTTCTTGACGGTTCGCCCGAGGGAGTATAGGTGAGCTTGTTCTGCTACGGTGCGAAGGCCCGAAGTGACTTTGTATTCACAACCACGAGCCCTGCAATTGACCACGAGTTGGTCAATCTTGGCTCGAAACTGTGGGTAGAGTGTGGTTAGGTCGACCATGGTGGGTAGATTATTGACGGCCGTAGACCGCAAAAGAAATAGACCGATTCATTCCGTCGTCCCAATTGACGGAACCGCCCACGTCGGTATATAAGTACAGATAGAATGATGCACCCGAACCTGGCGTCAAACCCCATCCTACTCTAATCCCGCCCGAGCCAAGCCAGTCGCTAGCAACCGGAACGACCGTAAATGTATCGTCGGCCATGTCGTCGATGAAATTGACAATCAACTGTGTCGTAGGCGCCGCACCGACAGTGACATTAAATCCTCCGATAATGGAGCTGACCCCGCTTGTGTTGACGCTAACTCTTCCGTACGCCTTGACCACGTTGTCTGGCGTTACCTTGTTGGAAACACCAGTCGCGGTGGAAGTGTTCGGCCCCGTAAAGGAGACTACGCCGTTTGTCGAGATGGTTGTGACGCCTGCTGTGTTTCCTACGAACTTTCCGGCTGGGGCTCCATCGTTGAGGCCTAGACCGTACACACCATACGACCCGCCCTCCCCGTACACTCCCGTGCCCCCAGTCGAGGCGCCTTTGACGCCGTATGTCTTCCCATTGCCATCGACTCCAATTCCAATCCCACTGGTGGCAGTGCATACGCCGCTGACGCCAAAGTTGTTTCCGGTAGCCGCGCTATTAACCCCATAGACGCCAGTTGCCCCCGCCGCCGATGTAGAACCTTGCATGCCGTATACAGTACCGTCGCCAAGTACGCCAATCGGGCCTGAACCAGACACACCCCGCACGGTGCCGGTGCCAGAAACGCCAGTTTGGCCGGTGCCCGATATGCCATTGCCAAATGATGAAATGCCCGTAATGGCCGTGCCGGTCAATACTGTCGCTATAATACCCGCTACAATCCCAGCATTCCCGGGAACCGCCAGACCATCGATTACCAGTCCGGTAGTGGCTGGGGTCGCGCCCGTCACCCCGCCTTGTATCCTTACGCCCGCCCCTGTGCCGCTAGCGATCGTGACAGTAGTGGCCGAGCTAGGTGCCGGCGTACCGCCGCTGACGATATCTAAAGCGCTTCCTGTCGCACTACTCGTAATGGCAACCGTCGTAGCGGAGCCTGAACTGTCAAACACTCCAGCGTGCCCCCCCACCCCTGCAGCAGTATTACGACCCCAAACGCCCCTAGTGCCGGCAGAAGCTCCCACCGCATAGACGGCAGAGGCATAAGCTGGGCCAAACGTGGTGGCTTCGATGGCGTGGGCGTCTGCGTTTCGTACTTCAATCCCGCAACTACCAGGACCTTGCCCAGCCGTGTCGATGAAGAGACATCTCTCGGTACCTACAGAAACGCCAGTACCTCCCAGTATGGTCAGACCATTTTGCCCGCTAGGCGCGTAGATAAAACCGCCACGGTCCGAAATCGCGATTGGGTCAAGAGCGCCCGATGGAGATGGCGTATTGACGCCCAGATAATCTCGACTGATTTTGACAACGCCCTGAGATGTCGGGGTCGCGGGTACGAACAGAGTCCCAACCGGGTAGCGCCATCCACGAGCATATATTTGGTTGCTATCACGCCAGGCGATAACCCACCGCGCGAAAGGAGAACCCGACCCGAGCGTAAGCAAAGGGGCCTTGTATGCTGTCAAGGGGCCCGGGCTGCCGGTCCTGTCCAAGTCTACATAGAGAGCCTCCCCTACCAGCAGTGGGGATACCGAACCATCGGCGACATCGATGGTGTACGAGGTAGAGTTTTCGTACAGAAAGCGGATGCCTTGCCAGGCCAGGGTCTGAGTCCCTAGGTCCCACGTAAAGTACTCGCCGGTGCCAAAAGGAGCACCGTGCGTGACCATGTTTACGTTGCGGTCAGATGTGTTTGAATACCAGAACTCTCCCCCACCCAGCTCCCATGTGCGTGTCATGGAGGCGTCCATCCAATCCTTGAGGTTCCAAATGCCCTTATCGCCGCCACTGAAGATGGTATTGTCGAGCGTGCCGAAGTTCTCTTTGCGGGTCCAGCCAGTAAAGAAGTTGTATTTGTCCGGAGCGTCGCCGCCGCCGCCGAGACGGTACATCAAGTTGCGAGCGTCCTCGATATCTGAAATGAACCCGTTGGAGTCGAGGGTCACTACAGCTACGGGTGCGATGTCGGGCGAAGCGGTAAAGGGAGTGACGCTGATGTGTACGCGATAGTCTAGGGTCTTTCCTAGCGGAACGAGCTTGGGGGTCTCGAGGAGGGTCGAAGAGTCGATGAACTGGGCCAAGTCTATCGTCGAATCATCGGCAAGTCGGACAAAACTGAGCCCGACATAGTTTATAGTTCCAACGGTCCAGCCTCCAGTGACGCGGGCGTTGGTGGCCGGATTGAGGGATTCAATTGGCTGTGTGGTTGGAACCCACAAAAAAGTACCAGACTCGGTGGCTTGGCGATTCCAGACAATCCCATCTGCGGTGGCCATTTGCAGGCCGATGGCTGGCGCTCCGCTGGCCACGCCGCTGAGTACAAATCCACGCAGCACCAGGGCTTTGTCGCCTGCCAAGCTCAACCCGGCGAGTACGTCGAAGTCTGCACATATAGCCGACTCAATGGCCCGGAAGTGCGGGACGTCTAGCCTCATCTGCGAAAGAAAGTTGAACTCTCTGGTTACGGCCATTGTGTCACCCTGTGTATTTAGATTACTGAGTTTGCTCGTTAGCCCAAGACAAGGCCTCAAAAGCAATCTCGCCGGTCACTTTGCCCTTTTCTGGCACTGACCAAGACTGCTTGGCCACGCTGCAGTTTTTTGCTTCGAACACTACCGTGTCAGAACGGCGCTCTATCAACTGCAACATGAAATACTTTTCTCTGACCAGTTTTTCGAACGCGGTCGTCATCCCGGCCCCTTCGATACCGCCATCCCCCACCGTGCGGACCACACCCACGGTCCCGGTAATCCTGGTGATGGTCGGGGCCAGCTCGACAGGCAGGGGGGAGTCCAGCCCGTATTTAGCCGAACGGGGCGTATCGGAGGACCACTGAAACGCAGTCACGCGACCGTATGGGCGGCCATTCAAATGCAAGATTACCCCGGCGCTGACTATGGTTTTCTGTCTCATACTTCGTCCCCGCCAAAAATTTCGGCAACATCAGACAATTTTCCTTCGCCTTCGGTTGGGTAGCCCTCACCACCAAGGCCACGGTCACCAGGGAATACAACCGTGAAATCTAGTTCTATGCCGGCTGCGGCTGCGTCAGTAGATGTGGATTGAGCCACAAGTCGCCCAGCAGCGCTACCCGTGATGTAGAGGTTGCCAGTGTCTGCGGGCGAGGCTGGAACCCATGGGCCACGAGCTGAAAGACAGTCGATGGTTGTGCCGGCCAAGTAATCGAACTCCATGCCGTACCCAAAGTCAATCAATAGGCGACTGGGCCCAATCTTCTTGAGGTACTTTATTGGGCTCGATTGGAGCGAGCGACCGAACCCCAACACGAAGTATCCTGGCCCATCGGGGAAGTCGGCTGCGCTGAGAACGTCGACGTACTCGTAGTGCTGCGACTTGAGAAGGGGGGACGTCAGCGTGCTTTGGATGGCTGTGACAGCTAGACCATTCTGGGGGTCATAGATGTATGGGCCCGGGTCTCCCGGGGGTCGCGGTGAATTGTCGATACGAGCGTACGCGGCAGAGTGCGGATTCCTGTTGACTACTTGGGTCGTGGCAGGGATTTGGATATCCACCCTGTGAGGTGAGACCTGCGCGACTACAACCGTTCGTGAGCCGTTGAGCGTGGTCTTCTTGGTCGGGGAAAAATAGCGGTAGTCATTGTTGGATGACTGGGTGATTGCGCCTACGAATCCCAAATCTGCATCGAGGTCAACGCGCTGGATGAAGCTTCCACCGCTCCATTCTGTGGACACGTCCAAGATTCGATATGTGCCTGGTGTGATGGTACCAACCCCAGAGCCAATCACGAGGTAGTCGCCTGCCTCTACAATCGAAATGTCGACCAGCGGTATACCTACAGTAGTAAGAGACAGACGGGTCACGTTGGGGCTCGGGACCGAATACACCCAAACCAACCCTGCGGCCGAACCTCCGTACACCTCCTTGTAGGAATCGAATCTAAGCCAAGGTTGGGCGCGCCCACCATTCACCCTCACAAACGACTTCAGGCCAAGAGAGCCGCTGTAGATACGAACCTTGGTCTCGCCCGTCTCTGGGTCGACAACCGACACGGCAAAGCCCGTGGACCCAGCATCACTCATCACCTTGGTCAAAACAGATGAAACCTCCAAGGCGCTGGCGCTGGTGATTTGCGTGAACCACTCAGGCAAGAACTCAACCCGGTAGGACTGCGATTCGTCTATCGTCCACTCCAAGTCCAAACCAGAAGACAAAGAGAATGGTTCGACCAAGGAAGTCTCGGCGTAAGCGTGTAGGGCGTCGCGCCCATAAAATATCTCGAGGACTTCGCGTAGGGCCTGCAGGGTGATTTTGTTGGCGTTGAGACGTATTGCCAACAGTCGAAAGAGGTCGTCCGAAATCCCAAGGTCCTTGGGCCGCTCGAGGCCGTCGTTTGCCGCTAGGCGTGTGAGATACTTCCCGGAGGCTGTAGCCTTGAAGAGCTGGTCGAACGCCAGTATCGTGTTGGTCCAGTTGACGTCGTCGCTCCAAGCCAGAGCTTCTATCAAGGCGTCCGTCATGGGGCCGCCGATGGCTTGAGACAAATGCTTACGGATGACCGTCGCGGCCGTCTCTCGTTCGGTTCCGTCTGTCAGTCCTGTTAGGTTCACGAAGTCACCATTCTACCATCAGTCGCCAACCAGGGTAACCAGGATGTCCTGCTCGAGGTTCACCACGAAAGGCTTCTCATAGGGTTGGATTGCAATCAGGTCGTTGCCTGGGCCGTAGGCTGGGCTCAGAACGCTCACTCCTACAACTCCGTTTACCTTTTGTGCAGCCGCGACCAAGGCCCCGATAGAGACCGGAACTCCGACAGGTGTCTGGTTGATGACCGAAGCCACATTGGACCGAACAGTGTCTTTGATGTCTTGGGTGGAGACGCCAGTCTTGGTTCGAACCCCAAGCGACACTTGGATTCTACGGATGAGGGACCCGTTGATGTTTAGGTCTGCCCCGGCTGCAGCAATCCCAGGGTAGCTGCTGGATTGCGACTCGTCCGCGTAGATGACTCGGTTCGCTTCGGCGATTAGGCCCGTGTAGTGGGTATACCCGTCCACTCCTGGAACTAGTTCTGCCCCTAGAGCGAGTTTGTCTAGAGAACTCAGCACGGTTCCCACTGCTGCACTGATTCCAGCTAGCCCGCCCGGAGTGCTGACCTTGACGTCAGACCAAGCCCCATTGGGAGCGATGCTGAGAACCTTTTTGATGAGACGGCCCGGAGTGGCTTCGTGGATTTGAACAAGCCCAGCGGATGAGCCCAACGCCCCTACTGGCCCGATGGCGATTGGGGTGCGAGAGGTTGTGTTGAGTCGGAAGGCGAAGGCGTTGGTGAGGTCGAGCGAGGTCACTTTCCAGGTGCCAAGATTGTCGACCCCCCACAACGTAGTGTTGATGGTGAGGGAGTCGTTGGGCATTACGCTGTCGAAGGTGAAGAAGTGAATATCAGCCGATGCCACCTCCTCGACGGTATTGGCGTTCTCAATCCAGAACGTATAGGTGGACGGTTCGGTTCGGACCACTCTGAACGCTCCACGGTTGAGGGAGTTCATGGTACCTGTGGTCGGGTACGCGGGGTCAACCAATGAGGGGTCAACGACAGCCCAGTCGCCCTCTTGAATGGAAGCAAATCCACCAGGAGGCAGAGCCCCGTTCCACACATAGGCGGTAAAGTGGCCCTGCTTTTCGACTTGCCAAGTGTCGCCATCGATGTTGGTGCGAGACGTCCAGGCTTGGGTGCCGGTGATGACCACGCGACCTGTAGCGTCGAGTGTGGTCAGGCCGGTAGCAGACGAAATGATGGACTTGGGACCCGCGATAGCGTTATTCAAAGCGACCCAAGTATCCCCACCAAGACCGACGACCTCGGACGACGAAACGGCGAAGGTGCAGCCAGTGCCCGAGACGACCGCACTGCCGATGACAGCCGCCGACAGAGCGTTGGCCGACCCGCCACTGGCCTGAATAGAACCGAGGCCGCCAGGGGTAATGGTGGTGAGTTGCGGATTTTTGTTCTGTAGCGCTGGGACAATTTCTGCCGAGCTGAAGAGACCGCTTACTGCTGCCGTGTTGAGATAATCGACTACGTTCTTGGCCGTTGTTGGCACAAGACGCACATCTTCGTTGGGCCAGTCGACAAGGCCAGTCGCCACGTTGTCTTTGAACGTGAATACGAAATCGTCAGTGGGTAGAGCTGGCGTGTTGGTCGACCGAACGAAGTTGACGCCATCTTGGAAAGAGAACCAAGGTGCAATTGCGCCGAGTCCATTGGCCGGAGCCTCGTAGGTTGCCCACGAAATAGTTCCGGCCGTTTTTTCTACTCCTGTTATCGGCGTACCGGCGAGGGCGTTCACGGATGTGACGATTGCGGACGTCGTATTGGCGGAAGCGTCGAGGGGGTAGAGCTTGTAATTGGACGTCGCCACCACTGGCACCCACACCAGCACGGAGCCCACAACCCCAACGCCAGGGAGGGAGTAGGTGATTTTGTCGTCGGCCAGTGTGAGGGTCTTGGCCGTTGTCCCGCTGAACGTGCGAATGTCGCCAACCAGAGCGCTGGCCCCAGACAAAGAAGCGATTCCTCCAACGTCGCGACTGACGGTTCCGGTCCCAACCATCACGCTATCTACACCAGGGTCCGAATACGAGACGGTATTGGTACCATGAGCGGTAATTGTCTTCGGCCCGCTTGGGAACGATGGGTCAGACAGGTTCACGTAGATTTGGTCGCCATCCAAAAGCCCGTGCCCTAGTCCTGGAGTGGTCAGGGTGAGGGTTGTCGTTCCTGTTAGGCGTGCCCCGGCCGACACGGACACGTTGAAGAACTCGGTGTAGGTCGAGAGCCCGTTTGGTACGTCGATTGATGTGATGGCCCGTCCAACATACGTTGTGGCTCGGAAGTTGGGTAGAGTGCGAGCGGCGGAAGACGCTAGCGAAACGCTAACGTTGACGTAGTCAGACGACCGGCTGTCGACTGACACGCCGACAGGAGAGCTTGGAGTGGCGGGATATGAATACCCAACGCGCGCGTAGTTTCCTTCTGGACCCTGGCGGTAGTATCGCCACATGATGGACGTGGCGCCGGGAGATAGTTCGGTGGTTGCGCGAGAGTGCATGTATACAGCGAAGTCGCTCCAATCGAATCCAACGCCGAATCCCTCAGCCAGGCTGTGGCCTCCGTTGTCTGCGTCCCGCAGTGTGGCCGTGATGCCGTAGGACAAATCGGCTGGGGTGCAGCGTCGGAACATATTCATCACGTACCGCTTGCTGACTACATCTCCATCCACCACCAGGCCGAGCTGGTCATTTGGGGTGATGGCAAAAGGAGAGGCCGCATAGAATCGTTGCTCTGGCAGCCACTGCTTGATGACTGGCTGTCGCAGATGGAGGACGGTTCCAGCCCTGTACTCGAGCGAGCTGAAGTAATCGTCGTTGCCCCAGCGAGGACCGGACGTACCGGGAAGGTCTGGGATGGACTTGAGCCCTTCGAAGATGCTGCCGCTGCTCGGAGCAATACCGGAGCCGTAGTCGACGACGGTTGGGCCGGTCGTGCTTGAGACGGAGTACGTGACGAAGGATGGGGTGCCGTTTTGTGAATTTGTGGTGCGAAGGTTGGCTAGATGGCTGACGCCGGATGCTTCCGCGTCGAGCATAGCAAAGCCCAACGCGACCCCAGCTTGGTTTCCTGCGACGCAGGCAATACTTCCATCTGCCGTAAAGGTGTTGGTGCGGACACGGACCCGAGTTGTACGGTACGTTGCCGCTTCGCCGCCCTCAATCTGTGAGCTGATGGCGGCGGCAAGAGTGGAAGCTGTCCATGGGTTGCCTGCAGTACCGATATAGATTCGTTGAGGCACTGCTGACGAACGAACGACTTTCAGTCCGCCATTAGTCAGCGAGACCAACTCGGTAGCACTCCACGTTAAGCTTTGCTCTACCTCTACCCAAGAGAAGGGGCTCGAGGTGGCGATGTCTACGATTCGGAAGGCGCCACGGTTGTCGACACTGAAGGCTGCGTCGGTCGCAATCAGCCAATCGCCGCGCTGAGCGTTCTCAAAAAGGTTGAGGGCAGTTGGACTGGTGTAGCGAACTCGCTGTCCCCAGGACTCTACTGCCCCGCTGACTTGCAAAGAGGACCCAGGACCGACAGACACAGGAACCACAGCCGCATTTCCGTCGACGACCAACCAGATTTCAGCTCCGAGCTGTCCAGTCACGCTTGTTCCTTCGGCTGCCACAGTCAGGGCAGAGAACGATGGGGTCTCAAGGAAGCTTCGAGTGGCAAAACTTCCAGCGGTCAGACGGCTACCTGCCGGCAACGGAGTATCCAGTTTGAGCTGGCCCAGGTTGCGGTCGAGGGTGTAGTCGCTGTTCATTCCAAACGACTCGGTCTCGGCGAAGACGGCCGCGCCAATTACTCCACCTGTGACGCGAAGGCTAGCTTCGCTTGAACGATCTCGGTTGCTTGTCAGGGTCAGTGAGCCACCAGACACTGAAGTCGTGACTCCTGGAATTAGGCGATTCAAAACCTTCGCCCAAGCAGACAGACTGTTGGCTTGGCTGACGGTGATGTACGACGTACCAGCATTTACGAAGTCGATGTCGTTGACCGTGATGGTCAACGGGATACCATCTACTTCAATCAGCAATGTGTCGCCGGTGGAAATGGATGACCACGAGGAATGGGTCTTGGTCGTCAACGAAGCCAGCGCCCCGTCCTTGCTGAGAAGACGGTCGTCTTGGTAGAGCCATAGCGATTCGGCCCGCTGCGTTGGGAACCCGAAGGCTACGTTGGCGTCAAACGCACCCACGCCTGGCGCCACTACCTGAATGGTCTCGTTGGCGTCGGCCTTGGCAAAGACGCTCACGTCTGTTCGGCCATCGGCAGTGCGGGCTGTCCATCCCAAAGTAGGGTCGGCGTTGATGGAGGCAACGACCTCGTACGAAGTAGCATTGGCCACAGCGGCGAAATCGGCCGCCTGAAAAATATGAGTCGAGCGGCGACCGCCAACCTCAACGGCCAGCTCGGCCCCTGCGGTGAGTGCGAATGGTGCCTGCAGAGTGCTCTTCAGGAAAGCCTTGGCCACGGGTCGGCCGTTCGCTAGCTGGAAGTATTGTTCCCCACCGATGGCCGAATCAACGATGGCCTCGTATGCGATGCCTACGGTTTTCTCTTCGTAGCCAGTGCCATCATCGATATACACCGTCGTAGGCTCGCCTTGGCGCACTACAACCGACGCGCTTAGGATGCGGTTATTTTCATCGGGAGCGGTCAGGCCGATGATGCCAGACTTGATGGCTATCGCCGTTCCCTTAGAGCGGGACTGACGTGCCTGACGGATGCGCTCTCGGTACGTGTCGTCGTCTTCTGTGTCGCGACCGTTGGCGAATGGGATTGGGTTCGTGACGGCAGCACCAGTAAACGGAGCGCTGACGAACTCGACCACAGAGTTCATGACAACGTTTCCAACCGTGCCTGGGATTCGAGCTGTAGCTGGAACGTTGAGGACGGTTGTTTCGCCGTCTGGAATCACGGCCGCGAACGACGTAGCGAACTGAACAGAACTACCAGCGTTGCCTTGTGAGGTGCGGACTGTCGTCCCCACGTCTATCGTCCTGTTGCCACCGCGAGCGAACACCACAGACTCGCCCAGGTTGTGGAACTTGGTGGTGCCGCCAGCGCCGAGAGAAATGGTCCAGTACGAACCCATATTCGCAGTAGCGGTGTAGGGAATTGGACCTTCGTAGTTTTTTGTGCCGCGACCAATATATAGATTGCCGCCGATGGCGGGGAAGTCCTGAGCCGACTCCACCAATAGGACGGGAGCCCCGACGATGGGTGCCGCAGCCCCTTGGTAGATGCTCGTGCTGATTTTGGTGAAGCTTGTGTCTGTTATGGTCAAGTTCCCTGTCGAGGGGCTCTGGGCCAACCTAAGGCAGTCCTCGTCGGCACCGGCTCGGTCTAGGGCTTGCTTTTCTGCTCGGTCTAGGGAATTGGCGTTTAGCGCGTTGAACGTGTCTTGCGAACCACGAAGGTCAGACTGTCCTGCCGCTTCAACGAAGCTCAATACCGGGTTGCCGACCTGTAGGGAGGGGTACCCCGTACGAGACAATATGGTGTTAATCATCCCGCCGACGATTTGGTTTCTAGAACGGGGTAGAGGTATATTGGCCACTGGCTTACCTTTGGTTCAGGGGTTAGCGGTGGTGCGACCAGCCCGCTCGAAGAGCAGATTATTGCTTTACGTCCACCTGGATTGGGATATACTGGCTAGTGCCGGCAATCCCAATCGACATTTTTATGCGCACGACCCCGCCATCCTTCTGTACGCTGACCCCACTGACTCCAGTGAAAGACGGGTCGTTGCGGAATAGCTGGCTGATGTCGGATTTGATTTGCTGCGCCGATACGTCTGCCGTGCTCGTCCCAGGCTTGAGCCCCAAGCCGTACTCGGGATGATACATGAGGGAGCCTTTGGGGGTTGCCAAGGCCAGACGTATTTTTTGAATTTGGTTGACCAAGCCCGCCGCCAAACGGCCATCCCCGTCTGGCGTGATGATGATGTCATTATCTTGAGTCAACAGCCAGTCAATACCGCACGTACTCACGAGTGGGTCGAAGTAGTTGACCCCAGGAATAGACTTGACCAAAAACCCGTCTTCGGCCGGCTCGGCATCGGAGGGGATGTAGATTTGTTGCTGGCTATTGACCGTGTCTGGCAAAAAGGCCTGCACGAAGGACTGAGACGCTGTCGTGAACTTGGATAGGTCTGGTTCCCCGTCGAGCAGCACTGCGAAGTGTGTTCCGACTGGGGTGACTTTCTGAATGCGTCTGCTCTCCCTCAGCGTGGTGGTGCTCTCAATCCAGAGCTTTTGACCGACGAACAGATTAGAAGCATCGCTGACGAGTATTTGATTGGCGTTGCCATTCACCAGCAGGTTCAACTTGAAGCCGACTTCGTCGACGTATGGAGCGCGGAGCCCGTTGAGGGTGGCTATCTCGTGCCACCTCCCTGGTGTGCCCAGGTAGCGGTTGCTTAGTGTCTCTAAAGTGCTTCCGTAAGGGAAGGGCACTGAGAACTTCGACTTCGGCACCTGGAACGCGATTCCCGACCGACGAGCCAAACCAGCCACGTAATCAAGGCTGGTGACCTGGTTTCGGTTGACGGAGGCTGTAGCCGCTAGTGCGTCGTATTGTTGGATGACTTCATTCAACGAAAACACTACGTCCCACTCATCGTCCGTTGGGGTCCTGGTGGTGGTGCGGACAGGCATGTGGTACGTGCTGGTATATGTGGTATCCCCAGCTCCGATGAAGTCTGAAAAGTCGGCCAGCACTTGCACTGCCTGGTTGCGGGCCCGTTCGAAGTCTTCGCGGCGCAGGGACTGGACCGATTTTCGTTCTGCTTCCATCTTCTTGATGGTGTTTGGACGCAGATTCAAGTCGCTCGGTCGAATGGTTGAGAAGAATGGGTAATTCTCAATCGGCGTGTCGACGATTTTGTTGACGGGGTCTGCGTTGTTGCCGTTTTGTGAGTCTCCGAATAGGCCGTCTCGCCGCGAAGCGACATCACGTCCAGACCTCGTATCGGCCTTGCCAGATGACACAGATAACTGCCTGAACGCCTCTTGGATTGCATTGACCGAAGCGTCGAAGTTCCGTTGGAAACGAGAACCCACACGACTTAGCTCATTGACAGAATTCTTGGCAGCAGCCATCTCGAGTAGCGGCTCCCGCAAGTCTGAAATGATGTCGGTAGGGAAATCGACGGCGGTCAGGACGAGACCCACAGCGTCTTTGGCAAACAGCGTCGCTTGCCTTAGTGGGGTGAATAGTACGTTTTGGATGTCAGCCCTTACGCTCTGCAAGACGGTACGGGCGCCCTCAAGCACGGCGCGGCCCGTCTCGAGCGTATTTACGAGCTGTGCGAAGGTGTTGGGGTCACGGGTTCCAACCGTCCCTTGATATGGACTGGCAGCTCCTGTGCGGTCATCTAGGGCGACACGGCGCCATGCTGTCAGGCTCAGGCTGAAGGGGTACTCTTGGGGGCGCTGTGCGTTGCGGGACAGGTCAAACGAGCGCGGGGTGACGAGGTAGATTTCTTGCTCTTTCCATATCGCCAACCCCAACCGGAGGTCCTTGTCTCCCTTGCGCTTCTTCTCCACATACGCCTCGAGAAAACGCTTGAGCAAAATAAATTGATAGAATCCGGTGCCCTGCAACTCGGGCGAACCTGGAGTCATGTCGGTTTCGGATACAACGTTGACGGGCGTATTCGTCCCGCCGCTGAGCAAGTTGTTGGCTTGGCTGATGGCCGTTGCGATGCCGCGCACGGAGTTGACCGTACCAGCAAAAATACCTTGGGAGGCCGAAGAGAAGTCGTTCGGCGCAGTCACTGAGCCCCGCAGTGGGAAGACCCCTGTCGTACCTGACAAAGTAATATTCCGTAGGGGGGCCCCGTTGTGCTCTTCTAGTGCGCCGCCTTGTGTGATGCTCAGGTTGATTGCGAACGGGGTTCCGATGGACAGGGCTTCGGGAGGGATGGGAAGCGTGAATCTCGACTCGATATCCGCTACGCTATAGCTGCTGCCACGCTTGCGAAGCCACAGAAGCTGAAACGGAAAAGACTTGTCCCAATTCGTCTCGAGGTCGTCGCCGGTGGACCAGAAAGGGTGCGGCATATTTTTGCCGTCGAACGGGTCGGTGTTTTCGGTCGCAGCTCGTGTGATTGAGTCTTGGTTGGCCATGATGGGGATATATGGTAGATTATCCGACCAGCGTCAAACTGGCGCTATCGTCTGCATTTACGAATACTGTCCCGGTCCCGGATTTGCGCGCGACCCGCAATTTAATAGACGTCGTGAGGGCAGGGAGCGTAAGAAGCCAAGTGGCGCCCACAGAACGGTGGTCGCCGGCCACGTTGAAGAAATACTGCATATGCGGTGTGGGGGCTCCGTCCACGTCTAGCCAGTATTCCACTGCCGTGTTCGATGCATCCACGTAGCACCCGAAATTGACTACAGCCATCGCCATACGGGCCACTGCCAACTTTGACGCAGCGGCGAATGTGCCGGTCAGTATGTCGGTGGGGGCCGTAAAGGATACATTGGTCGAGCTTGAGTCGACGTGTAGCCCAAACGGCCTAACCCTCAAAGCCAAAGCGGCCGAAGCTGCAGCCAGGCCATCGAGGACCTGTGTGTCCATGGCGGACCCGGGAGGCACCAGTGTATTGAAATCAGGGACGGGGAGAATCGATGTGCAATACGGTACATCGCCGATGCCGTCCCCAGTCGTGTCGATAGAAATCCCGTCGCTGTCCGAAAGTCTGGCGTCCACTTTGACTGCGTCCACGAGGGTTTGGTCGTCTGCGTTGAGTAACAGTGGGCTCATTGGTTAGTCCCCGAGGTTCTTGGTGGACAAATAGGTCGCGGCCTGGGCTTCGAATGCTTGAATGTATCCGGCCAGTGTATTCAGCAATGGTGCAGCAGACAAAAGGGCCACAGAAGCTGCTGTCAGGCCTGGAGCTGCCAGTCCGCCACCTACCATTGGAACAGAGATGAGAGAGGCTGCGGTCGCTAGGCTGGACGCGGCGGTGGTGACCAACGAGTTCAAGGTGGCCAGAGTCGAGGCCATCTGCGTGTGCATCGTGGTTTCTTTGTTGCGGTAAGTTGTACCCTTGACCCAAGCGTCGGTGGCCGCTCCTACATGGACCCCGGCCGACTGGATATCTACGTTATTGGAGGCCTGGATATTGACTCCGGCCTGTGTGGTTGCGTTGATGTCGCCTTGAGCGTCGACCGTGACTGTACTGTTGGACGTGACGTGGTAGTCGTCATCGGCCAGTATTTCTATCGTGCGGTCCTGGTGGTTGACTTTGATGTATTGAGCGTCGTCTGGGGTTGCGATGGTGACGTTGCCTTCACGAGTGAAGGAGACCTTGGTGCCTTCAGCTTCTGTGTCTGCGTCGTCGGACAGGGTTCCGTCAGCCTTGGTGGCGCCTCGAAACAAGACCGTGGCTTGCCCCTCTTTGTCTACGGTGAATCGAATGCCGTTGAACTCGAAGAATAGGTGGTGTCCGTCCTCTGAGTTGTCTACTTGGCTGCTGGCTGTGTCTTTGATACCTCCGAGAATAATCGAGCGCTGTTGGTTGCCGTCCAAGCAGAGCAGCAGCACCTTTGCTCCCACACCAAACGGTTTGTCCGTGTTCGGGTCGGCTCGTAGTGTGGCAGAGAAGCGGTCGGCCGTACCTCCAAACAGATTGGAAACGGTGCAGCCCCTAAAGGTGGTTGTGCTAGGTGTGTTGTTTCCGTTGCGGTGCATCACCTGGACGACATACTCTACGGTTGTCTTGGTGTAGCTGTGAGCGGAGCTGGGCCACACCACCTCTTTGACCTCCCCAAAGCGCAACACATAGTCGTTCATGTTTGCCGTGGCGCCTCGAGAGCTACCTCTCGATTCCACCGACAAATAACTTGGAACGCATGTCCCGTCTGAGAGGAATTGTGCCATATTAGTTCTTGACCCCGCTACGATATTGAGCTGCGATGTTGCCAACGGACTCGCCCAGAGCGTTGGGGTCTATTTCAGCTTCAGCTGCACCGGCGTGTTGTACTGGTGGTGTGACCTCGACTCCCTTTATCGGAGGAGAGGACGGTTCGTTTTTGTTTACCTGGTACTCCCGGCTTCTGGAACCCATATACGTCTGGAGGTCCTCTTGTGAAGTGCCAGTATACATCGAGAAATCGTCGCCGGTCAGTTGCTCCTGCTTGATGCCATGGCTGAGGGCGAGCTGGGTGCGGAAGGTGTTGACCCCGCCACTCGGATTGTGGCTAAAGGTATGGGTGACCCCCTCGATGTGAAAGAAATGATTGTCGAACGAAATGTTGTCACCGATACAGATGGGGCTCTGGATGCCGACTAGCTCCATCGAGCCACTCAGCGTGAGGTGCTGTCCCATCACAAAGTCGGCGACGATATACATCCAGTCCCCAGCTTTACGGTTGGTGGCGTCATTGGGGGAGCACGCGACCGTCATCATGTATGGGCGGAATCCAGAGCGGATAATGTCCAGGTCATCGCTGATTGGCGGGTCGCGTACTATGTACTCACTGCGGTTTTGAGTAGGGAGCCCGGTTTCTCCGTAGACGTGTACGAAGTTGAACCGAACCGAGTCCGAACGGCCCAAGTCTGCGCCGACGACTAGTGTTGGTGGCACGGCCCAGCAAGGCAATTCTCCGAATCTCGTAAGAGCTAGACGTCTGGGATTGTCTATCGGATTGTTCTGCGCCTGCGTTTTTGGGTCGTCCTTCTTCGTCGGAGTCATTGCAGACGGGGTCTTGGCTGGTGTGTAGGTCTCGTCTAGGACCCCGCTCGTGAAGGGTAGCTGCCTAACTACGAGAGTCGGCATGATGGCGCCAGTGGGGCCAACGCGCAGGCAAGTATACATTTCGTTGACGGCAGAGTTGACGTATTGCTGGAGTATGGACCACACTGTCTGTTGTCCATCAAACTGGGGCGGATTAGGCAAGAAGCTGCCCAGTAGTTCGTCCGGGCATACCAATTGACGTGAGGTTCCGTCGACTGGCAACCCGTCAGGAGTGAAGATTTGTCCGGCCGAATTGTACGTGACAGAGTTATCAGCATTGGACGAGTTCAGAAAGGCTACGTTGTCGTTGCTGAGTTGGTAGCGCTGCACCCCGGTCAATATATTACATATGTCATTCCACCCCTTTTGGCCGGTAGATTTTGTACCGGTAGTGACTCCCAGCAGGCTTCCTATCGGGTCTGGAATGACGAATGCATTGGGGTTATCTAACCCCTTTGTGGTAGAAACCCCAGGCGTGCTCTGGTAGCCCTGACTGGCCGGGACTCCCTCGCCATAAAAGGCATTGATGAAGAAAGGTAGTACGCGACCGGTCGTCACCATCGGGTCCTGCTGGTTGTCTGTCCCGCCCAAAATCAAATTGTTTAGGGCCTCGCCCGTTTTCTTCAGCCACTCCGTGGCCGCGCCTACACTGTCGCTGGCTAGATACGGCTCAAAGTAAATAGAGGCGTCGAATTCAGTAAAACCAGCGGCGTTGAGGGTGTACCCAGACGTCTTGAGGCCCGTGGGGCTTTGAGTCAAGCGGACTCTAGGACCTCCGGCCGTACGCCCCAGGAACTTCAAGCCGTCATTGAAGCCATTACAGGCCTCACCTTTGCGGACTCTGGAGATGAGGGAATTGGCCGTTGCTACATCATTGACTATCCAGGCCGCCACCCAATCGCCCGGGAACGTTTCCGTGAGGTAATTGGTACCGGGCAGGAGGGTCGCCGACAATTGAGACACATGGTTGGATTTGCTCTCGGAGATGGACAACGAGAGAAGGTCCTCGACGATGACTAACACGTCGTCGCGTAGGCGAGTGCTATCTGCTGGGTTCTTGCTGAAAGATGCTTGCTTGTCTCGACTGAAGGTGACGGGGAAGCGATAGCGCCAAATGGCTACGATTGCGACGGGAGAGGTAGACAGACAATCGGGTGCTTCTGAGGCGTCATTTACGACGCCCTTTTCTCCGAAACCCCATAGCAAGTCAAAATATCTAGCCAATTGTGATTACCTCGCTAGACGGCCGCCACCGGGAATAAAAGCATCCAAAATTGCCCCAGCCGCTGCTTTGGCTCCAGCTTTGACTTCTGACGATTTGGCCGAAGTCTTGGCTGCCGCCGCCGTGGTACTTCCGGTGCTCTTGGAGATGACGTCTTCTGTGGCTCCCGCCAATCGTTGGAATTTTTCGGTCAATACATCTATTTCACTGGCAAAGTTCTTGAACGATTCGGTCGCCGTCAACCGCTCTTTGTTTTGAGCGTACTCCTTGACTACGTCTTTGATGTTTGCCATGACGGCAACGCCATCCTTGAGCATCTGGTCCGCTTCGGCCCCTCGTTTGGCAGCCGATTCCGCATCTATGCCACCATACGGAAGGTTTTTCTTGGCCTTCAGTCCTCCCTTGCCTAAGCCTCCTGTGCCAGACAACAAATCGACAAGCCCTATACCGCCTTCCGTGTCCCCACCCATCAATACCCCAGCCTCCACACCCAGCGCTTCGCGCATGGCTCTCGCCTCGGCCGCGCCAGCGCCCTTGCCTTTGCTCTTTGTCCCTAGGTCTGCCAAGAACTCGCGTTCGGACATGCCACTAGAGCGCATAGCGCGCATCGCTTTGCTGACTTCATCTTGCCCACCTTGTTCGACATAGCGAGCAAAGAGCCCGTGCGCCTGTCCGCCGAGCTGGGAAATTGCCTGCTCTTTAGTGATTCCGAAGGCTCTGGCTTTGGCAGAAGAACCACCACCGGCGATTTCAGCCAATTCCTTGAACTGCATGTTTGCTAGAGCGTCCTGAGCGTAAGTAGTTCCACCAGGCATTGCACGAATCGCCGACGAGACGTTCATGCCTTTTTGGTAGTTGTCGAACCCCGCGCCAAGCCTGTCTGCAGCTTGCATTCCGAGTTGTGCCCGTTGGACTTGGTTGAAGTCTTCAGGTCCGTTTCCGAAACCGAATCCTTGCTGTACGGCCTGCAAAGCCCCAGCGCCCGTAACCGTACCTCGTGGGTCAAACCCAAACAAGCTCTGTCCCAATTGGATACCTGCCGCTGTGGCGATACCCCCACCCATCGCGGCGCGAGCCATGAAGTTGGCCTGGCCGTTGCCGCTACTTCGTGCCGCAGACCCCAAAAGCCCGCTGACGTCGAAGCCGGCTCGAGATGCGCCCATGATGCTGCCGGCATGGCTGCGAGCAAAGGCGTCACCCCCAATGTTCCTGGCCTGAGTCGTAGCTCCTGCTAATTCTTCTACGCTATATCCGGTACGGTGGAGAGCTGCTTGTCGTTTGGAGAAGTCGTCCGACCATTTGCCGGTCTTGTCCTGGTTGTAACCCCATCCCAATATGGCACTGCCCGTCATTCTGGTACTGCGGGTCTCGTCCAAAGACGCCAATGCGCGTCCTTGGTTGTCGTAGTTTATGTCTTTGATGCGCTGACGGAGCTTGTCGTAACCCTCATATTTGGCGGTCTGCATCGCTTCTGGAGTTAGCGCAGAAATGTCCTTGCCTAGGCTTTTGGCGGTTTTCCATCCAGCGCCAAAGAGCCGGCTTATATCTTCTTCAGTACTGCCAACCGAGCGCATGGCTTCGATTTGGTCTTGGCCGGACATGCCGGCAAGAGTTCTATCTGCCATTGCGTCTGAAATATCTGCACGGCGCATGCGCTCCCAGGCGCCACGAACGGCCTGACCGCGCCCAGCACGCGTGTCTATCATCATGTTGTTGAGGCCTTGGGACGTGCTCGCTACCGCCTGTGCCCCACCCGCCACGAGTCCGGCCGAGCGAAAGGCCACGGCTCCAGCCCCAGAGCCCATCAATGATTGCAACAGACCCTGAGGGCTGATGTTCCCGGGCCCAATCGGAGTCATCAACCCCGCCCCGATGTTTCCGTTGCCGAATTGCCATGCTGCTCCAGCAAGCCCCGTAGGCATGCCTGGGAGCCCGCTACGAGCACCGGGGAGCATTCGTGGGCCCGACATCGGGTTCAGCCCACGGTCGTCACCAAAGCCCTGCAGGACGCCTAGGCCGGCTTGTGCTTGCCTGATTTCGGCTGCGACCTGAATCATCTCTTTTTGGACGAATGCTTGGGTGCCCTTGCCTTTGAGCTTGTCGTAGGTGTCGCCCAACGCATTCAAGGAGCGCTGTAGTGAATCGAGTTGGGTCTTTTGCTGTTGGGTGGATGTCTTGAGAGCATCAGTCAGCCCCTTCAAAGAAGCCGTGCCCAACGTAGCCATATTCTTGAAGACGTTGGCGTTTGCGTTGATGCCTTGGGCGATAGATGCGGTCGGCCCACCGCCTCTGTTGCCACCAACCCCTGCGCCCGTTACCCCGCCACCGCTCAGCAACCCACCACCACCGCCAGGCATACCTACCCCCTGCAGGGCTTTTGCCAGCTCCTTCGCTTTTTGGGTCATCTCAGTCAAAGCACGACTGGCAGCTTGAAAGCCTGCTTGCTCTAGTGAAGCTGAGATTTTGAGTTCTTTACCGGAGGCCATATATTGTCTAGATTACTGGATTTTAGGTGGGGGTCCGAATGGCTGCGCATCGGGGAAGGCGTCGGTATCTATGTCTTCAAACGTCATATGTACATCTGGCGGCAAAGGCGCCGTAACTGCTTGGATTTTCACCTCCGGGATAGCCATCTTCAGCTCGTCTTGGATGTCTTGGAGAGGGGCGGTAGCCTTCTTCTCTTCTTCTGCCAACGCTTCCCGGCCGAACTCCCACTGGTCCGCATCTTCAGCGTCTTCTTGGCGTCTCATTTCGGCAAGCTTGTCCTCTGAAGTCAGCAGACGGTCGATTTCCGCTTGAAGGTCCCCATCTTCGTATCCTTCGTAATGGGTCTCAAACCAATGCTGGAGGACGTCCTCCAGGGGCAAATCCTCCACAGCGTCTAGGGGAGTGTGGTACTCGTGTGAGTACCAACGCATTATTTTCCTCAACGTGTAATCAGAAGGCTCCTCGGCCACAGCGTGGACAGCGAGAAGCTTCAGATTGCGCAAGTACTGAGGTGTCATGGGCAGTTGCCCAACCAATCAAGAACAGCGGAATACTCAGACGGACTTGAAATACGCATAAGGGGTATCCCAGCCTCCCTACAGTCCCTGTCTTTGCGAGCATCTCTATCGATTGCATCTGGAGTGCTATGCCAATACTTGCCGTCATACTCAACCGCCTTACGTAGGGAGGGCACAAATACATCTAACTCGAACTGCGGATTGTTCAAGAGCCCTCTTCGCCCACTAAGAGCGTCTGGGTGTCTTTCCTTGATGAGTTCGTACAGCGCTAGTTCCGCCTTTGAGTGTCGATGGAAACAGGCCGCACATCCCGATTTCATAGATGTTCTGTCGTTTGGGGACGCTTCCCACTCATGGCCATCTTTGCATATCCACCAGACGGAGCGTTCGGACCCAAACGAAATATCGTCCGGCAACAGACTTCCGTTTTTGGACCAATGCCACTCTGCCCCTAGATGAGGCGCCTTGACCAAAAACGGAATTCTGATTCGATGTGCCACGCTCTTACTCCTTTGTCGTCTTGCTTAGCGCCTCGGCTGCCTTTGATGCCGCCTTCTGAATATCTTCTAGGTGGGACTTCTCCACCTTATTCAGTTCGGCACCAATGGCAAGAACGACGTTGACGTCATCAAAATCAAGTCCGCAGTTTGCGTCCTTGAACCACGAAGGCGTCTCAACAGCATGGGTCTGAATGCGGGCGATAGTGCCCGCGACAAGCTGGGCCATTCCTCCGACCTCTCCTCCTTGGGGGCCCAGAAGGCTGCGCTTTAGGGCATCCATCTCGAGGATTTCACGCAGCGACAACTTGACGTTCACCTTGAACTTCCCGCGCAGGTTTTCTTCACCTTCGACGGGGATAGACACTACGAATTCTGCGGTCTTACGGGCCATATGTAACCTCTGTTGGGGGTTGGAGTCGGCACTCAGTATACCACACGAGCACTTCGACCCTCGGACTGCAGATTATCTCCCCAAAGCGCTTGACACTGGGGTTTGTGGGGTATACTATTCATATATGGCAACCCCCAAAGAAAAGTACGCCGAGCTGCTCCTGAAGTACAACGAGTTGGTCACCAAGCACGAAGTAGCGTGTGATACTATCGACAAGCTCCAAGCGGAACTCACCCGATTCACCACCCCCAACAAGTAGCAAAAAAGAAAATGAATACTTCCAAGTTGCAGCGCGGCGACCCAGTAAAAGCAGCACGTGACCTTGACCCCACCGGAGCTTGTGTGCCTCAGGGCACTCTGGGGGTTGTGTTCGAGGAAGCGGGATACTACGACATCGACGAAGGGCCAATGGTTCGCTGGTTCAATGGTGGGTGTTGTAGTGTGGCGGACGGCGACGTCATCTCCCCCGAGGAGGAGTAGAGCGCGCAACGAATATGGTATAATCACCGCAGTCTAAATAACGCAGTGCAAGGAGTAACAAAATGCAAAAGCTAAATACCGATGACGTCGTTTCCTTCCTGAAGTCAGCCCCCGCAACGGTCAACGAGGTTGCGGCCAAGTTCGCCGCTACCAAGCAGACCGCCAACCGGGTGCTGGCCAATCTTCGCAAGGTCGGCACGGTAGCGGTGGTGTCGAGCCGCAACAAGGTGAACCCCCAGGGCGGTGCCGTTCGTGGCCGTCCGGAGTTCCTGTATGGCGTCCTGGCTGCAGGCGAGGTCGTAGAGACTCCCGCAGCTCCAGTGGGGGTTGTAGAGGTTCCGGTCGTTCCGGTAGAGGTTGCACTCTCCCCGCTCGAAGAGACCAAGACATTCTCTTTCGACGATACCGACCGGCCGTAAAATCCGGGTGAATCTCCGTCAAGGCCCCGCGAAAAGAGTGTCTCGGGGCCTTGACGTTTTTCTAGCAACAAGGTACAACTACGCCATGACTAAGACCCAACTTTTGCAGATTTTGTCTGATATTGGTGCCTGTCCCGCAGCCATGAAGTGGGTGCGAGACACTCCGGGAACCCCCAAAGAATTGTACCAAAAATGCCGCAACCGTATCTGGCTAGAGTTTGTCGTCGAACGCTTATATTCCAGCTTCGATTGGTACGAATACCGCAAGGCATCCGGCGAGGACTGGAAAGAGTACTACTGCAGATTCAACCTCAAGGCCTGCAATATTATCCGCAAAATGGTGCCGTGGGCAAAGCTCAAGAAGGCGCTGGAGAAGTGACTAGACACAAAATCTCCGTCTATGCGGACGGGTCCAGCACGGGGCGCCTTGAAGGTGCCACTGGATGGGGGTGGCTTGTCATCGATTGGACCGACGACAAAATCGTTTGTGCTGGGTCCGAAGGCTCACCCAATGGTTCTAATTCGACCGCAGAACTGCAAGCAGCCATATGCGGACTCAGGGCTGTTATGGACCGGAACGTGCATGTAGGAAACGACGTGACGCTGATATCCGACAGCCAATACGCCCTCAATCTAGCCAACGGTTCCTTCAAGGCTCACAAGCATCAAGAGCTGGTCAAATCTTTGCAGGCGCTGGTGGCGATAACAGGGGCCAAGACCCACTGGGTCAAGGGCCACTCGGGCGACCCCTTCAACTCGAAGGTAGACGCACTTGCCAAAGCAGGAAAAGAGCGGTATAGCCCCCCAAAAGGAGATTGAAATGTTCAACGACATTGGTTTTCTGACGAAGCTTGGTGACGTATCCGATGCCCATGCGCGGGCTGGACACCCACACCCTTGCGATTCTAGAGGTCCGCAGGAGGTGCTATTCGATTCGATGCCCAAGGTTGGGGAACGGTGGGAGTTTGTTCTGGATGGACGGGTATGCGCGACGTCCCACGTAAAGGAGCGCTCGACCTCCTGGCCAGCAAAATGCTTGATGGAGATTGTCTTTTCGACTTCCAATTCAAAGTACAAGCTGGAGCTTGACATCGCCGACTTTATCGGGTAGGTTCTCTCTATCAAAGAAGAATGACGAATGTCAAGGTGCGGGAATACAATTACTTCGAGTCACCGACCGAGAATACATTAAGTCCCCCGAAGAAACCGTGCGAAGGGTGCTTTTGTGGATTGACAGCCCCGACTAGGGGTGGTACCTTCCGCTTATCAAAGGAGAAAACCTTGAAGTACCACGTACAGATGGAACGCACAATCGATATCATCGTGGAAGCCGACGACCGGCGAGCGCTAGAAGCTGCGCTTGCCCGACTGACCGGGGAAGAGGGCAACGCCCTTGCCGTAGCCTCCGGAAGTGACTGGCAATACTTTATCGGCCCCCCAATGGGCCCAGCAAAAGCTGCATACATCGTAACCGACGAACAACTTAAGGAACTACCGTGAGCCACATTATCAGCAACGACCTCGTGATGTTTGCAGCCATCAAGACTCACCCCAATGCGGAACGCATCGAACTGGCCCAAATCGCCCATGAGCTTGCTGGGCGTCCGTGTGGGTCCTTCGTCTACGACAAGACGATGTGGCTCGCCCTACTGGACCGTCTCTTGATGCTCGGGTACGTCCAGAAGGTAGGGGTCAACTTCGCCCCCACCAAGGTCGGGACCGACTTCCTCGGTCGCCGGGCTCTGGAGAATCAGGCACAGGCTGTCCGCGTCTACCAGGCCATCGCATTCGGAATTTTCTGAAAGGTCCAAAATGTTCACAGCAACGGCCTCGCCAGACCTAGTATGGTATCGCAATCTCGAATCGGGAGAGTTCTCTGACGACACTGTTGCGTCGGCAATGTGGGCAGCCACGATTGAAGGTCTGGGCACCGGCCAACCCATCGTTCCGGTCTTGGCTGAATTCTTCAACGGTCACTTTATCGAAGGTGAGACCGCGACCGAAGCTATCCAGGCTTTTGACTCCGAGTGGACTGCACAAAATGGCAGCGAGCGTAAGATGGGATTCGGTGCATAATGGCAACCGCGCAAGAGTGGTTAGAAGAGATGCGACACGTAGGCCTGCCAAGCGAGTGGGTCCCACAAGAGTTGGTACGTGAGTTGAAGTACGTATTGCCAGGCGCCATCTTTTGGTGTTACGAAGACGAGCCTGGGCTAATCTATGTAGTTCGTCGAGGTAAGCAATTGGCCTTTGGTTCAGACGCCAAGGAAGCCCTGAGCCGGGCTATCTTCCTTTGGGTCCGCTAATTCTACAGCCGAATAGGTGGGTTTGTGGGCCCACCTCCTTGGTCAATCTCATGGCCCTTCGTGGTCGTGCGATTGGCCTAGAGGCCTCCATTCGTTGGACCGGGGCCACGCCAGAAAAGGGCACTCCAGCAGCAGCGCTCAAGCGTGCGTTGGACTGGCTCAAGGTGCCGTGCGTGGAGTACTCGTCGCCCGGGCTGAGACGTAGCTGGGGCCGTTTGACCCGCTCGAGTCGCCCTGGGCTGCTGTCCGTCGACAAAGACGAGCATTGGGTGCTGTTGATGTCTGGGGTGGGCCGCAGAATCCTGGTCTGGGACCCACTGGTGGGGCTGTGCGTCTACGGTCGAGCCGAGTTCATGTCGCGGTGGGTTTCGCCTGTTGGCCGCTTCTATGGGTTGCTTACTTCTTGATGCCAGCCAAGAAGTCCCGAATCGAAGTCCACGAAGCACTCATCGCTACGTGATGGTTCGACCTCGGGGTACCACGACTGACTATCCCCACGACGGCGCCTCGATAGAAGACAGGGCTGCCAGAGCCGCCTGGAAGTACAGGGAAGCTTCCGATTACCAAGCCGTCTAGACGTCCACCATGAATCGTGACCGTCAGATAGCCGTCCGTCATGATAGGAAACTCTATCCCGAGAGGGTAAGCTACATTGGTGACCTTCGCGCCCGCTGGCGGTGAGAAGAGCCCGATGTCGGAGTGGTCAGGAAGCCAGCACTTTGACCGAAAAAGAGCTAGGTCCTTGTCTTCGTCGACCGCAACCACTTCGGCCAAGCATAACTCCCGGCTCGCGTAGTCAAAAATCGTGATGGAGCCGATAGAAGCCGTGACCCCCGACCCCGCCAAGTCTGGGGGAACGTGGGCCACGCCGCAGTGACCGGCAGTCAGGATGAGGTCGTGGGAAATCGCCACGCCGCTACAGCTTCCTTCTTGGGTGACGCTGTCCGGGCCCAGGGCCAGCCTATGTGTGATTTCTAGACGGACGGCCGAAGTGATTTCTCGTTGCTCTTCGGTGCGAATGTGGGCGCACGAACTAGCAACTACCATCAGTACCAGGAGAAATCTACGCATCATGCACTCCTCGGAGCGCGGTAACCTATATGGTTTTGGCTCCGATTTCTCAGATTATGTCACCCGGCAACATCTCGGTAGCGCTGAATGTGCTTACGAGCCGCCACGGCACCATCGCCTGAGCCTTGAGGACGGCGTAGTCTGCCGTGTCCGCTCGGACCCAAACGTAGATGGGGCCTACGTACAGGGCTGCGACATTGGGGTCACAGCGTTGACCGGATAGGTGGGACTCTAGGCGGACTACGTAGGTCTTCATGGTGCGGTTCCAAGAGCCCCTTCGATGTCAGCCCACAAAACCAACGAACGGATGATATCGCAGCCCTGACGGTGGTACTCGGCCCACAGCTGGTCGACCTGACGGTGGTACTCGGCCCACAGCTGGTCGACCTGACGGTTGTGTTCGGCCCAGTCGAAAGAGACTTTGGACTCGCGGACAAGAAACTCCAACCAAAGTGGCCTTTCGCATTTATTCCAGAGTTCTTCGGGAGTTCCTGGGGTCGTTCTGACCCAATCAAGAGCTTCGTCACAAGCGTTGATTTGAATCAGCTTCTGGATGAGTTGTGCGTTGGTCATGGTGTATATATGCCAGGGTTTGGGTTGAGTGTCAAGGGTGTCAAATAACCGGTTTGACGGCTGGGGGTGTGGTTGCCAGTGCGAAGGAAGCCCTGGCGGTAGCCAGAGCCCTCAAGGCATCCTCCAGAGCGAGTTGAGCCTTGAAGACCTCGCGCTCTGCCATCCAGACCCGGAACGATTCGCTACGAGGGGAATTGGCGGCTGGGGCCGGCATCCAAGGCTCCATACCCTGGAAGAAGGCTTTGTCGAGGCGCTCCGTCAAGAACTCGTAAGTGTCCGCTTCTTTGTTGAGCAGCTCGGTTTCTGGGTCGTCGACCGCTTCGCCCTCGATGATGGGGAGGTCAGCGTCCAGAACCAATTCGAATTCGACTTCGTTGACGATTGATGGAGGAGTGAACATGAATTAGTTATACCCTCGCACTCTTGTGGAGTCAAGGGCTGGCTGCTACAATGCACTTATGAATCCGACGTTCTTCTCAGGCGCTGACGCGGTAGCATGTGACCAGCTTACAGAAGCGGGCTTTTCTTTGGAAGTGCTAGATGAACGAACCGCCATCAGGCGATGGGTGTTGTCGATTCGGGGGCAAATCAAGGGTAGGATGACGAACGATTACCGAGGCCAAAGCGTAGCCATATGGGCCATCCATCAGAACGGAATCGTGTCGCCCGGGGGCCCGCTGTTGCATTGGATTACTGGCAAAAAAAAATACCAGTTGGCTCCTCCCGGCAATCTGGATGCATGGGTACGGATAGATATGACCGAACGACTATTCCAGCAAATCCAGCACGAGTTCGACGGTGTGCCCGAAACTTGGCGAGGACCGTTTGATGAGGGCCAGGAAGTCACATCTTCATGGTCCAGCATCGTGCCTGAACAGAACCGATTGAGGTTGGGCTACAATCGCTGGTCCGACCAGGGCTACCGGTTCAGAACAGAAGCCGCAGCTCTCACGCGAGAAGAACTCGAAGGCGACCCGGACGGCGCTCCAGTGGCGAGCTGGCGAGAAAGGCCTTGACAGACCAAGTAGGGCCTGGTATATATACGCCATGAACCCAAGAATCGTAGCTAAGGCGATGTTCGTAGTCGGCGCCGTTGTCATCCTCACAGGCTCTCTGCTTCCCCTGATTGTCGCTGGCTACCGGTACGGGTTGCTGCCATGATTGACGAGGAAGAGCTGCGCCTAGCCCTGGTCCAGAAGCTGGATTCCCTCGGACTCCACCCCCACCACAGGCTCCCATACCCTCCGATGCTGGCCGGCCAAGACGTTACGGCCCCCAAGCTGACCACCGAAGCCACACTCCGAGCTTTTAAATTGACAAGGATGAACTAATGGACGCCAACCACCAGGCATTTTTGGCCGAGCTGATTGAAGAAGCGCTGGACGTAGCGGCCGATTACGGATATGCTATTGGAAGCAAGGCCTCTCCGGCGCATATCGCCCACATAGAGCAGTTCTTGGCGACAGCAGCCGATAAGCTCTATACGGGCGTAGGATTAGGCCCCGAGCATGCTCGGCGTTTGGTCACTCTGATGGGGGAGGCGGCTCGTCGGAGGGCGGTGAAGAGTCCTTGAGGATCTTCTTGGCCATAATATTCCCGCCTGCGTAGACTGCCGTAGCCGCTAGGAGCGCGGTGACGTATTCGGGATACACCGGAACGAGTGTGGGCCAAATACCTGTGACACCGTAGCCAACAGTGGCCAGGGCCATGGTGAGCCATGTCAAATGGAGTTTTCTCGAGGTGAGTCCGCCATCGCTAAGGTCCATAATTACAATCCCACGATAGTTAACAGCACCTTGAGGTAATCCAGCGCTTTGGGCCCAGCCATCAACATACTGCCTACAGCGGCAAATCCAGCGGCAACTCGAACAGAGATAGCCGCCACCTGGACTTTCTTCTGCAATGGTGTTATTCGGTCGTCTACTTCAGCCAGGGCTCCCTCTAGAAGCTCTGTACGATGCATGTGCTGTACGAGAGATGCTGCCTGACCTACCAAAATTCCGGCTTGGATCGCCTGTGCGGCTTTTATCCCTGCCAGGCCAGCCTCTAGTTCGCCAAACTTTACGTCGACTTGGTCGAATTTTCGTTCGACTCGGTCGAATTTTTCATCAATTTTGTCGAATTTTTCGTCTATTCTGTCGAAGCGAGAGTCTAGTCTTGACTCAACCGCCTGGAGCGCTTGGATAAGGTCTAATTGGTCAGTGGCCATACCACAAAGATTATCGGGATTGCATGAAACTCAGTATCGCGATGCCGAAGACCCCACCGACAAAGAACGAGACCATCAAAACGCGCCACAAAATGTCCTGGGCCAGGATGAAGCTGTCTTCAATGTCCCTTGGACTATCGGCACCAAAGTAGAGCGTGCGGCGGACAATGCGTCGGGCTAGGTAGAGCATGCGGGAATGGTACGCTTCTGAGGACAGACTGTCAAGGGCTAGACTCGCAAGGTTTAGTGTGGTACTCATTAAACATGAACCGCCGACCAAGAGGCCATTGGATAGATGTAGACCTACAAGCAGAAATCAAGGCTTTGGGTAGGTTCAAAATGACTTATATAACTGGGCCACAAGGCGTCCTGAAGAGCGAAATCGTACCTTACATGCCCGGACTCTCGCATGAGACATGTCACGCGCTAGTCAAGCAAGCCGTCCTACGTGGGCGCCACCACAAGGCGCTTTGTTTTGATTTCCAAGACCTTGACAGCGATTCGGAAGATTGATACATATTCATCATGAACGACGCCAACAAGCTCTTCGAAGCCGCTCTCAAGAAGGTTCAGTCCGCCTCAATCCGCGCCTGGGCCCAGACCGACCGCAACCGCCCGCTGTGGCTGAAGCACTGCGGCTCCGTCAACGAGAAATACGCAACCCCCGATTTCGTCGCCGGCTACATCGTGGCGCTTGCAATCGGCCTCTAACTACAGTAGTAAATACCTCAAGGAGCAAACATGGACTTCGACGATTTTGTGCAGATGAATGTTGACACCGGCGCCGCTTTCGAGTTCTTTGGGGTTGACGAGAACCTCTTCAAGATTGGCTCCCACGTCATCCGCGTTCTGGAGGACGAGTCGGACGGTTACCGCTCCCACCTTGGGTCGGTCGAAATTGACCCCAAGCTTGAAGACGTCAAGCCCATCTTCTTTCGACGGTCTATCGACTCGGTTCGTATCCATCGAGTAACTGAGGTAGACAACACCCCCTGGAGCACCGACCTCCTCTTGAGCTTTTTCGGCTTCGAGTTGCGCTCCGTCGTTGACGGGCACGTTTGGCTCCGGTTCGGCACGGAAAACTACGACGACTACTACCCCTGCTTCATCTTCTCCTACACCCCCCGCACTTGACATCAAATCCGCAGTCTGGCATATACAAAGCATCACCCAAGGAGTATCACAATGGCAATCCAGCTTCACTCGAATTTCTTCCCTCTCCGCACCTTTCTCATACTTAGCCGCGCTATCAACTTCGTGCATGACAACAAGGCCAAGAACTCCCGCGATTTTTCGATGCTCACCTCGGACGGCCCAGGTCCGTGGCCCACCGTCAAGTTCTGGTACGTCGACACCAACCAGGTCGGCAACAAGGAAGTCAAGGACCCCACCAACCCCCTACGTACCGTGTACGTGCATGGCGGCCAGTCGTGAGCATCTTTTGTGACCACTGGAATGAGGACCGGGATTGGCCAGCTCCCAGGTCGGATGACATGGGCGACGCCAAAGACCTTCGGAAGAACGTTGAAGCGTTGCGCGAATCCTTCGATCCCGCTCTATCCACACGAACCAACGTGTTGATTGAACTGCAGAAAATGGGCGGCCATAAAATGAACCAAGACGTAGACCACCCGCGAGCAGACCTCCTTCTCCTGGCCCTCATCAACGACCCGGAAATCACCGCCGCTTTCGCAGCTATCGAGAAGTGGTATGAGTAATCCAACGTTCGAGCAGTTTTTGACCATGGGGGCGATGTCTGCCCTCGCGGCTGTGGTCGGGGTAGTACTCGTCCCGATGGTTCTCGCCGGGGCTTGCGTCTGGGGCGTGTTGTGTGGTATCGGTTGGCTCGTGGAAGAGTTCAAGAAGGCCATGGAAAAGTCATGAAATTCATCATCAGCCGTGCCAGTACCCGCCTCGATACCGCCTCCCCTTGCGAAGGGGCTATCGAAATCTCGGTCCCCATCATCGAACGACGGACCTACAAGTCGTTCGAAGAGTACGACCTTAAGTCGCCCCGATGGCGGACTGTCGGCTTCCTGGAGGAAGGCACCGAGCATAAGGTCACTCCTCAGGGCATCCAGCGGCGAATGGGTGTCCGCAAGGAATGGGCTATCGACCTAGAAGGCCTCGAAGAACTCATGAAGTTCATTGACACTCATGGCAGGTGTGTGGTAGACCTAGACCCTTTTATCGAAGAGTACCCCACCATCACAATCTACGACAGCTACCTGGAGTAAATCATGAAGCTCGAAGAATTGCCCAAGGGCCTGCGCGAAGGAATTGAATTCGGTGTTGCTCGACTCAAGAGCGACTTCAACATGAAAATGACGGGCGGGGCCGTTTGGGCGGCCTTCAATCGCCCCGCCGCCATCCACATCGCTCGGGACGAAATGATTGCCGTACACCAAAGGTACTTGGCGCAAATGCTGGATTGCCCCTTGTACGAGCACCAGAAAACGCGTATTCTGGTCGTACTGGCTGAGATTGAAATCTTGAGAGGTGTGGAATGAAGAAGTTCGGGCCTTTAGCTCAATGGTTAGAGCCGCGCGCTCATAACGCGTCTTATCTCGGTTCGAGTCCGAGGGGGCCCATAGGAGAAACAACATGAAACACAAAATCATCAATCTGCTGAGCCTGTATATTCCACAGACGGTTCGAAGCCTAGCCTGGCAGATTGGCGCGCATTATTCGACCATTCGTAGAGCCCTGAATGGCATGATTGCCGAAGGGGTTGTGGTACGGTTCCGAAGCTGCTGGGGCGGCCCCTACCAGTATCTCCTTGACGGCAATTGTCGGTTCTCTACGCTACAACTGCACGGTTACAACATCAAGCTCGCAGCCGTCCTCTAAAGGAACACAATGATTCTCTCAAGCGAACAGTTTTCCCGCGAGTACCCAGAGACATTCCGCAACGCGGCATGGTGCGATGCCGTTTTCGGGGAAATAAAAACATCGTGCGGGGAAATCCCATACGTGCTGTACGGATTCGGGTTCGCCGCTCCACCCAGGATGATTCTTCGGTGGAAAAGCGAGTGGGTCAACGTCACTCGGGACGTTGTCCAAATGCGAGACAACCTCAACCTAGAGGATTCCGTCATCCACCTGGAAGACGACGATTGGGCAAATGTTCGTGTCCCGGTGTCGAGCCTAGTGCGCGAATACAAGGACGCTACGCCCGGTGGGCTTGGTTTTTACGGCCTTTACGGCTTTTAGTCTTCCGCTTGGGCTTGCGTTCCATCAACTTCTCACCGAGCTTTTGGCCTATTTCGGCTGCGGCTGCTACGGCCATCGCTTCGACGACTTCCTTCAGAACGTACTGCCACAGGGGCTTGACTAGAACGCTCAACATGTGCTATAGATTATCCCATGGTTGAAATCATTTACTTCCCGAAGAAGTGTCTCGAGTGCGGCTCCGTAATGGTAGCCATCAAGAAGATGTCCGGCAGCACGTATTTGGACTGCCCGAACCCCAAGTGCCACGTCTCTACCGACTACGAAGGGGATGGGTACGACGGTTACTTCAAGGACTACAAATGGTAACCCCGCCCTCCCAAAGAGAAGGCGGGGCGACACACAAACAGACTTACGGTAGGGTTGCAGCTCCGACAGACTCGGACAGTTCAGTGTCTTCGTCGTCAATCAGCAATCCCAGGTACGTTACCGAGACATCTTCGAGCGCTCGCGCATTCAGTGTGGTCGAGTAGCTAACGGGACGGACCGAATGGACCTTGTGGATATCGCGGCCCGTTTGACGGTCCGTTATGACCAACTGCAGGTATTCGTGTGTCAGCAGGTCGCGGGTGTTGGGGACCTTCATCATGCGGTGAACCCCCGCCCCAATGACTCGAAAGCCGGAGCACTGGACGGTTACTGCCTCTTGGGCGGTGTACACCAGCTCATCGGGGCTGAATCGACCCAGAATGTTCACTGGCTGGACGTCGAACGTAAGCCCTACCGTAACCGTGTGAAAGCTACCTACAAGCTCGGGCTTGCCTGAATTCGGGTCGGCGATGAATACCTTCGCTCGGGCGCCGCTCATTACCTTGCTGGCCATAGAAAATTCTCCTTAGTTCTGGCAAAGCCAGGAAGTTAGGTTTACGGTTGACAGATTACACGGGATGAAGTAAAGTGCGTACGTAATGAAAGTCACCATCTATTATGAAGACGGAGTGCGGTGTATGGTACCGTCCGAGCCCGACGAGACCCGTACCCAAGAAATCTCACGCGACACTTGGTGTCGATACAACTTGTTTCTGCAACAAGAGAGAAACTGGCAGCTCTTTCTGAGAAGACTCGACAACTTCGCCTTTGCTGCTGAGGACGACCGGGAGGATTGACATCTGGGTGGGATGGGGGTATAGGTGTAGGATGGCCAACTTCCTTATCTATGTATTGTCGGGTCCAGACGGAGAAATACGTTACGTTGGACAGACTACCAAAACTCTCAACAGGCGGTTACGCGAGCACCTGCAGCCGTCCTGCCTTAAGAAGCCCTCCCACAGAACACATTGGCTGAAGGGCCTGGTCGATATTGGGGAGCGACCTACAATCGCTCTTCTCCAGGTCTTGTATGGCGAGGGCGACGCAAACGCAGCCGAAATCTATTGGATCGCTTGGTGCCGTCAGAATGGATATCGGCTAGTCAACGACGCCGAGGGAGGCTGTGGGGTAAGGGGCTTGTCCGCAGAGACAAGACAGAAAATGAGTGATGCCAAGAAGGGCATGGTTCCGAAGTGTTCCAGCCTGCCAAAGTCCGAATCCACTAAAGAACTAATCAGACAGGCCCATATCGGCAAGAAAGCGTCTGAGGAGACAAAAATAAAGATGGGAAACTCCCGGAGGGGCCGCAAACACACCGATGAAACCAAACGATTGATGTCCGCAAAGGCCTTGGGTCGGCCCAAAAGCGACGAGGCTAAGAGAAATATATCTGAGGCCGCACGTCGGAGGAAACCACCGAGCGAAGAAGCCAGGAAGAACATGTCCCTGGCTGGCCAAAAACGATGGGCTAAGCTTAGGCTGACTGCTGAACCGCCGACACAAGGAAATTTATGAGGACGAATTCGATGGCCGTCGCCAATTTAATTTCACAGGACACCAGCATAGCATTGCCGTTGATTTTGATGACGAGGTTCTTGTATCCCTTAGGGGCCCCATCGTCACTCGGGGCGATGAGCTTGAGGCGAAGCATGTCCGCCAAAACGCTTTCGGCGAAGGACCGAGCCACAGCCGCACTGATGTCGGCCACAGATTGACCCACACAAGCACGTTCCATTCGCTGGGCCATTGTCAGCGAAACGGTATCCGCTGCGTAGACGGCCTGAATGCTGTTGAAGACGAAGTTGGAGTCCGTTCCGTAAGATGTTTGGTCGCTCAGGAAGATGTACCCGCCTCCGTCCATCGGAATACCAGCGACCAAAAGTCCGGCTTGCAGGGCTGATTCGACCTGTGAGTCGTTCTTCGGGTTGAAGTCACCAGCGCGGGACAGTACGCCCGAGGTGTTGATTCCCTTGTGCTCGACGTTGCGGTAGAACCCTGCGGCCTGAATGCCTGCAGCGAGTGAAGCGCCCATCCAAGGGAGGAATTGCTGGATAGAGCCGTCCGAGCCGATTTGCTTGAAGTCCTGGAAGGCAACTGAACTTCGGAACGAGGCGATGTTGGCTGAGACGTTCTTCGAGGTATCGAAGTCAGATGCAATCGAAAGGAACGCTTGACGATTGCGACGTCGCTTGAGGGTTGACATCGAGAGGACGTGTGACTTGGCTCCTGCGTGGATTGCTGAGATGGTGTACGAAGAAGCGGGAACCGGGGGGACTGCTGTTGGGACCCCGCCTTCCGTAAGTCCGTCCAGAATGTCTTCCGAAGCGTCACGAGAGAACAACGGAACGAGGAAGTTGCCTCGGACTTGCTCGAGAGCTGCGTATGCCGCCTGGATGGTTGCGTCTGAAGTTCCGCCCCACGTCCCGCCAGCCAGGAAAACCTGAGCTGCCATTACATCGGGGAGTCCGCTCTGTGCTGCTACGGTTGGGTCGTTGACTTGAACGAGGCTCGAGGAGCCGCTGACTTCATTGTAGAAGCGGTAGGCGTCCACCTTGAGACGGCCAGGCTGTGTCCCGAACTGTCCGCAGATGTCCTTGGTGGTGACGTCGTCAAGGGCGTACGCGGGAAGGTTGCCTAGAGCTGCGGTACCGACTGAGCACGAATAACCGGTCTGGCTAGCGATGAAATCTGCTACGGCTTGGATATTCGAGAAGTCGTTGAGGTTGACGCTGAGGTTCCCACCTGAGCCGCCAGTGACAGCGGTCGTCAGAAGGTCATCCGTCAGAGTCATCGTGGCGGTTGTGCCTTGGTAGCCAATCTTGAGGACGATTTCGCCGCCGACAGTGGAGGACTCAGAAATTGCCGTGGAGGACTGGTTGGTGCTCAGGGTGACTTTGTATTCAGCAGACGAAACTAGGAGCTTGGCGGATGAAGCCTTGCTCACCCAAGAAACGGCGGTGGTGGTTCCGAGGACGAAGGCGGTGCGAGAAAGGAGGTCAGCGCCAGTGGTGAGTTCCGCAAGCTCGAGTGACTTGCCGACGCCATCGATTACGGCACCAGACTCGAGCGAAATCGAGACGGGAGCGAAGGCCTGTAGGTCTGTCACTGCGGAGGGGCTGACGGCCAGAACGTTGGCTGGGCCTGTGATGGTTCCGGGTACGCCAGCGGGCTTGGTAGCGTCGCTGAGCTTGGTCGCAGTGATAGAAACAGAGCTGGTCGCTGTGACGACGTACGCCCCGACGTTTTCGTCGGCTGCGCCCTTGAGGGGGTTCATGGCTCCGAAGGGGAGGACCAGGGTGTCTCCCACTGCCGGGGTATTGTCCCATGCGCCGCCAGCGATGGTGGCAACGATGGTATTGCTTAGGGCTGGGGTCACGGTAATCGCAACCGTACGTGCTCCGATAGGAGCAAGGAGTAGGTTGCGGGTCGCGCCGCCAGAACAGGTCACGCCCGGAAGAGCCTCGATGAGGCCTTGGAATGCGGGAGGCAGCATTGCGGCTGAAACAGTCGAACCAACTGCAGCGCCACCGCTGACGCGAATACGGTAGTCGACAGCGCCGACTGGGGGAATGTAAGTGAAGACGTCAGTCGTAGGTAGAACTTCAGCCTGTGCTTGAGTGGTCCGGTACGCAATGCCATTGCCAGCCTTGCCGTACGAGCGGTCGAACAACGTGGCGTAGGTTCCGCCACCAATCTTCGGAAGCGCGCCAGAAGCTTTCGTTCCGATGTTGGTCTTGACCAGAATGCAACGACTGAGGGAGCCGGTGATGTCTGGGTCGTTGGCTGCAGCGATGGCAGCTCGGAAGGAATCGACGAGGGGGCCGCCCTGATACTTGGCCTGGACTTCGGCCAGCTGGTCTGGACCGAAGGCGTTTTGCTCAAGGTCTTCCTCTTGGGTGAAGTCGGGGCCGCCATTGGCTTCGCCGACAAGCATCAACACGCCGGTCGTGGCCAGCCCGCTAGGGTTGGACTGGACCGTGTATTTAGCGTAAGCTCCCGGAATCACTAGAGTTCCGTCAACAGTGCTGAGCGATTTGGCCATGAGAATTCTCCTGGTAAGGCAGATTACTTGGGATTATTTAGTCTGGCAAAAATACCAGGGCGAGATTGGGGCTGAACGGAAACCGTTGTGGTGGTCCGATGGATGGGCTTGACGGGAGCCGGTGGCTTGTAGGCTCCGGCCATTGCGTCGGCAAACATTGCGGCACGGTCCTCTTGCTCGTGTGGGGCTGGGAGCTTGACCTTAGGGGTTGGAGCTGCCGATGGGGCGCCCATTGCTTGGCTTTCGCGGTGGGCGATGTCAGACATCACGCCCTTGCCGAGTGGCGGCATTTTTGGGGCTGTCGGTGGTTTCGGGATGCTGCCGCCAGCAGCAGGCTTCATTGCATTGCCTGGCTTGGAAACCGGCGTCTTGGTACCCATGTTTGCGCCAGACGGGGGTTTCGCCATAGGCGGCTCTGCCTTCTGGGTCGGCGACTTGACTGGAGTCTCTTTGTGTGGGAAGTCCCGTGGCTTCTTGGTGGGTGCCGGCTTGGCAGAAGACTCTTCTGCATTCCTACCTTCGCCGCTCACCTGCCAGGGCTTGCCTTGATAGAATGGACCTGGAGCATGGCGCGGGTCGCCCTTGCGAATGTCCGACAGCGTTTTGCCCTTCTTGATTTGCCCGCCTGAACCTTCGGCAGATACTTCCTTCGAAGTCGCAGGCATCTTGGTGACTACGCCGTTGCAGGACTGCTTGCCCTTGGGGTCGACGAGTTCGTCCTTCTTGATGCAGGCACATTCAGACTTGCCACAGCCCTTGCAAAGCTCGGCCTTTTGGGCGACCATCGGGCGTACGGCGGTTCCACCGTGGAGAGGGTCGTTCTTGCCTTGAGGATTGAGGTGGGCGGGAGCTACGTCCTCGATGCCGGACGAGACGGTCGTGCCTACGTTGTGTTTGTGGGGAGGAATGAGAGCCTTGGCCATTTCCCTTTTGCGCAAGTCTTCGATTTGTGCCGTAAGGTTCTTAATACGGTCTAGAGCAGCTTGTCGGTCGATAGGATTGGCCACGTTTTTCTCCTGCAATGTCGAAAAGATTACAGCACTTTCCGATTTTGCGGTAACCACACCTCGACCTGGCCCAGCGTTGGCTGGACTGTTGAGGTGTGCTGTCAGCATTTTGTGTATTTGCGCGCCTTGCGGGTGCGTTTGTAGGGCTGCGATGAAGTTGGGATGGTTCATGTGCTGGGTGATGAACTTGCCTCTGGCTGGAGAGCCCTTCGGAAGAGCCTTGAGTCCTTGCGTGAATCCTTCAACGGTACTGTGGGTTCCTGCCGGAATTTCTGCCTTGTGCACTCTCATCTTGCGGGGGTGTATCTTTTTGTACTCTTCCCGAGTATGGAACTTGCCCTTTTCCGTGTAGCCCTCGTCGTAGTTTTCTTTGGGCTCGGGTAGTTCTTTGTGGTCGTGGTAGGCTGTATCGGTTTCGGTCACGCTGCCGGTGGTTTTGTGGCGCCAGGCAATCTTGACTTTGGGCTCAGCTTTGGCCATAGGCTGACTACCGCGTACTAGGTCCAGCGCGATAGATAGAGGAACTTCATGCGAGTGAGGGACGAACCCGATTTGCTCCATGTTTGGGAGAGTGCTGGCGACCGCTACGTGTACAGCATTCGCCATCGCGCAATTGTGCTCACGGTTGAAGACGTCATCGGAAATATGCATACCGAGAGCCCCAGCCAACTCGCGCTGCTTCCTGGAAGCTAGGTCTTCCCAATGAACGTCAGATTCCGGACTCGGCGCTGGTCCGTACAGTTTGTCGATTTCTGGCTTGGTCAATGCTCGGGCTAGCTGGATGAGGGTCTGCTTTGCGTTTTCCGTGTTGAATTGCTGGGGGTCCGTCTCCCCTGGGTCATGGACAGGAAGGAGGCCGGATTGGAAGTCGTGTTCTGGGGCACGAGACCCGTACCTGCCGCCGTGCAGGAAGGACTTGAAGCCGTAGCTTTGGACTAGCTTGTGTATTTCTGGTAGCTTGGTCCGAAGGTCATAGGCGGATGGGGTAGCTGCGCCGGCCCCCATGGCTGCACCGAATGGAGTCAACAGAGACGGGATGTGCTCACCCTGGCCAGCCAGTTCGGCGCCTAGGTCGGCTACGATGTCTGGTTCAGCCTTGGTGAGACCTGGCTTCTTGGTTTGGGCTCTGCTTCTGAGGGCAGCAAGGGCGCCTTGGTTGGCGTGGGTCGCCTCCGTCTGCGCTGGGAAGTATGCGTCCACCCCGCTCATAATACCGAATGAGCCCTGGCCAGAAAAAACTGGATGGTTTTGGAGGTGCGGAGGAATAGCCATACCGCAAAGATTATCGGGTCTGGCTCAACCCATCGTATTCGCCGACCCATAGCTGGTCGTCTGGATTCATACCTGCAGGTAGGTGGTCGGAACCGGTCACTCGCTCTTGAGCCACAATGCCATCGATGGCAGGTGCGATGATTTTGGGCCAGTACATCCGCACATACCCAGAAACCATCACGTTTCGCGTGAACACGGCTTCGGTGTCTGGGAAGGTTTGGTTGATTTTGAGGTCGCTCGAGGTGAAGGTGGACCGCTCAAACCCCCGCGCCTCAAGGAGAAATTCTTTGTAGCGCAATAAACAAAACACCACCACCGAATGCAGTAGCACCGTCAGCGTCGGTTCGCCGCCCACATTGACGCTGACCTGGTAAGTCTCTTTGAAGCTGGAGGACTCGATTGAAGTCACCCACGATGGGCGGTGGCCCTTGAGCACGGCGCCTTTGAAGTCGGCAACAGTAGCTGGGGCAATCTGGAAGCTCGTAGCATCGTAGACCTTTAGGATTTCGTATGGGGTGCCGACTTTGTCTACAATGAACATGCCTTCTGCGATGAGTATGTCGTCCGGCAGGTCCCTGGACTTCATCAGCACGATACCAGTCAATGGCTCGTACGAAGATGGGGTGAAGGGCCTAGTCAAAGCTGGCCAATCACCTAGCGTGGTTTCGAATGCGGTTTCTGGGTTGATGTCGCCTAGCGTCGATTCGTTGGTGGCTTCACCGGAATCGGCCATAGTTATGACGATACACGGTACGGTAAGCTCATTGCGGACGGGCGAAATCTTGACCGGAATGTTGGTATCCATGAACCATTTCTTGCATTGGTTCAGTTCCTTCATTCCGTACTCTTTCCAGGTCAGGGAATCCTGGGGCAAAGAGGCCCACACGAAGTTCAAAAGACTGGGGTTGGCGCGCAAATCTGCAAAAGCAACATCTAAAGCGCTCTTGAGGATGAGGTCTCCCTGATGGATTCCCAAGACCTTAGTGGTAAGGGCATCGGGCAAAGGAAGTTCAAGGCGTTTGACGAGTGGTTGGGCCATATGGGAAAGATTATGGGGTGTGGTAGAATAGAGATATGAAACAGAACTCCCTCAAACTCAAAGCACCGCACCTGGAGGCCGAATGGCATCCGACCAAGAACGGAGACGTCCGATTTGAAGGCGTCACTTGTGGGTCCGAGCGAGAATGCTGGTGGGTGTGTTCGAAGATGCACGAATGGTCCGCAACTCCCTACAATAGGACCAGGAACGGTAGCGGGTGTCCGACATGTTCTACCCAAAGAAACAGTGGCCCCCGCCAGGCGCGCCTGCACAACTCTTTAGCGACCTGTTCCCCAGAACTACGCCCCGAATGGCATCCCAAAAACGCGCGGGTCTTTGATACTATAGCTAAGGGATGCACAAGCGAATTTTGGTGGGTATGCGCAGAAGGTCACGAATGGGCGATGAGCCCCAACATGCGAGTGTCGCAGGCGCAAGGATGTCCGTACTGTAGCGGGCGTCGTGTGTCGCCCCAAAACGCACTATCGGCTGTGCGACCGCAGCTATGCCAAGAATGGCATCCCACAAAGAATAAACACCTTACGCCAGATACTGTATCGTATGGATCCGCCCAAAAGGTATGGTGGATATGCGCTAAGGGCCACGAGTGGCCGGCCTCGATTGCCAATAGATCTAAAGCCCTAGACCCAAGGGGCTGTCCGAAATGCGCCGACATCGCCCAGCATTCCAAAGCCGAGTTGGCTATCCTAGGAGCGGTTCGGGGTCTCCATCCAGATGCGGGTCACGGCGACGGCCTTTTGAACAACAAGCGATTCAAACTGGATATATACGTACCGTCACTTCGTAAGGCGATAGAATATGATGGCGGTAAGTGGCACTCGGAGTCCAGACGCGTAGAGTGCGACTTGCGCAAAAACCAACAGTGTCTCGATGCTGGAATTAAACTCCTCAGAGTCAAAGACTCCGAGTACGAAAAGCACTTAGGTGGCAACCCCGCCGCCACAATCAAACGAGTCCTTGACTGGCTCGCGTCAGCGTAGCTGTGCTACAATACCCATATGGACGCCCCACTCAACGCCGAACAACTCGAAGCCATCGCCCGATTCCTACACATGTTGGTGACAAGCCGAGAGGCCAAGTTGGCGTTCGGAGCCCACCAGCGCCAGCTAATTAAAGACGCGTTGTCCCGAAAAATAACACTTGACAATCCACGAACTCGGTGGCTAATATCGACCCGAGACCGAGTTATCGCCGCTCTAATCGAAGAGGCTGAAAAGTACAACGCAGAAAATCCACACGACCGCATCAGCCATCAGGACATGGCCGACGCCATCGCTACCGTAGGATTGAGGTTCGGAATCAAATGAATATTTCAGGAGTGGACAGAACCTTTCCGAATCTAGGTAGCCCCTATGGCATGGAACTTGCCGCACGAATTATTGTCCGAAGGTGGCCCAAGGCTGCCTTTCTGGACTTGACCGAACATATCTGCGGGGTGGATGGGGTAGCCTTCGGCCAGACGCTAGTCCTCTTTGTCTATCGGAGCTTCGAAATGGTCATAAGTTGGGACGTTTCGGAGAACCCCAACGATATGATTGAGCTATCCATTGTCCCGGAAGGGTTGATGGTGGTTGTGGGCGACGACAAGGACCCCACGATGGCGGGGATTTTAGCCGAGCTGGAAGCGGTCCGGCTCCCTGGGATTCCTCCAAGCTTTACTTGACGGTTTCGACGAAGACTGGTAGATCGACACCATGAACGAAAATGAACCAAGAGCCGTTAAGAGGGCTGTACTCAAAGAGGCACTAGCTTGCTGTGTGTTCGAAATGGAGGTGCGGTTAGAGCGCAAAGGTCGCCTAAGCACTTTCGATAAGCACTCCTTCATCGTGGCACTGGACCGAGCACGCGCAGCCCTTGGGTTGCCACCCAAAAGCAGGGAATCGGTGACGAAATGAAATTCGGAGACACGGTTTACGTCCTTCGCGGTAACGCCGGCAACTCTCCCCATACGCCCGGCTGCTTGCGGGTAGTCAAGGCGCGATTGGTGGGTCGGTACAACGGCACCAGTACAGTTGAGTTGACACAGAAGGACTCGCTCGCTATGGGCTACTCCCCTACCAAGGGTGCTGCTGGGCGGACGAAGACCTTCGACTCGTCGGCGGTTTTTGGCACGAAGGTGGCAGCCAACAAGGCCAAAGCTCGCGAGCTGAAAGAGTACATGCAGGACGATTACGGATTCTAGGAGCCGCACAATGAAACTTAGCGCCTATGAGTCGTCAGTCTTGGCCTTTTTGGCCCAACGCCCTGAAAGCCTGGCCTCGTTTCGGGACAAGCTCGGCCTGGATGCAGTGGCGATTGCCGACTATTTGGCCGGGAATCAGAGCGCTAGGCAAGACATCCAAGAGACCGGAGATGCCATTCTAGCTTGGGCCAAAGGGTGCCAGGAAAGGCAACAGCTAGAATTAGAGTCTAGCCTATATGATTGAGCTAGGGGAAGGTTTGGCTCCAAAAGCAAGGTCGTGTACTGTGTACGTTCTCTTCGTCGAGGAGGAGCTGCGCTATGTCGGCCAAACATGGGGCGACCTCCGAAAGAGACTCAATAAACACCGACGCCCCGGGCCAAGAGACCAAACCCACCGGGCCCGTCTTTTTCGCAGATGCGCTCTCCTTCATATTCCAACAAGAATACAGTCACTACAAACGGGATTAACATCCCAGAGTCAAGCGGACGAATGCGAAATCTATTGGATTGACTTTTTTCGTAAAAAAGGATGCAGATTGGTCAACGAGACTGATGGCGGACGGGGTGGAGCCGCATCTGCCGCCGTAGTGCAAAAACTTCGCCGAGCCCGAACGGGTATTACGGAAGAGCAGGAGAGGGAAATTTGTTCACTGTATCCCAGGCTCAATACGCGCCGACTTGCCGAAAAGTTCCAGGTGTACCACCAAAGTATTATCTATATCCTGAAATCACACGGCATTGCGCGCCAAGATAGGTTCTCATCCCAGGGCGGCCTCACCCTTTCGGAACAGTCTCAGGCTCTGTTTGATTACTTGTCTGGTATGTCGGCTCCCGAAGTTGGAGAGAGGTATCACTGCTCTCGCACTCTGATATACGGCATATTAGATAGGGCGGGGCTGCGCGCTCGGTCAGATTCCGAGGCCCTCTCCATCCTAGACAGGAGCCAAGCGCTTATAGCTTATGTGAGGTATATTCATGGCGACACCATTCCCACGCTCGCAGTGTCTTGTCGGTGTAGTTCCGCTGCTGTCCGCAACGCATTCAAAAGAAATAATTTGCCACTAAAGGACAAGTGGGCGGTCCGCGCCCCAGATGGAACCGTCTTTGCTTCTGTAAAGGCGGCGGCGGCGCATTACGACGTCGAAGAAAATACCATCAGCAAGGGGTTCAGTAAGCCGGTGCGTGGGGGTCTCTTTAGCCGCGTACCTCCACAAATATCAGAGAGTGGAGTCCAACCTGCGAAGTAGGTCTGGCACAATCTTTGTCTCCCATACCTTCAAAGCCCAATCAGCAGTAGTATCCATAAGATTCCTGGCTGGGGTCCCAGGATGGTACCAGCGGCCCTCGGCATAGTGCTTGCTTGACGCCACGCGAAACGTCATGATGTCCTTGCGCACCGACGACTTCCCGGCCGCATTCTTTATTTCGCGCTGGTAGACGTTGACTCGGTTCAAGAATGGAATGCCAGTAGGTCCTTGCCTCGGTGCTCCGATAGGACCGTGGCCCTGCCCTGGGCCTTGAGCTGTCTTCATCGGCGCCCAAATGTCGAATGTATGCAGCTTCCCCATCTTGGGTTTGCCGTGCTCGTCCGTCTCGAGCTTGCCGTATGGGATTTTCCGCTGTCGCATTTCTTGCTTTATCGTCGAGGTGAGGTCGTTTTGGGCTGGAGTTTGCCTTGACGGTCCTTTGTTGTGTTGGAATGGCACGACGATGTAGGTCGAACCGTCTTTTGCCGTCTTCGCCTTAGGGCTAGACAGCAAGTCATCCAACATAGTGCCTTCCGGTTTTCCTTCTTCTATCCACATCGCGGAAGCGTCCAAGGATATGACCCAAGCGTCTTTGGAGATTTGCTTGAAGTTCAAGGCCGAAACATACTTGTCCCGGGTCGCGTGGAGCTTGGACTGGGCCTCTTCTAGAACGTGGGCGTGAGCCTGCAAAGCTAGCCCTTGAGCCGCTTCGAGGAGGGCTGTTTGGACCTTGGGCTCAAGCTCCTTTTGAAGGTCTAGTATTGCCGTCAAGTCTACATTCAGCGAAATCACTGGGCTTGTCCCATTGACCCATCTTGCACTCGTACAAAAGAGTACCCACCGACAGTCTTGCGCCGCCCGCTAAGAACAGAAGATACATGCGACCGTTGTATTCCAAGTGCTCGCGCCGCTGAAGCTGCTGTACTGTAAACTATACCGTTTTGGTCGCGTATAGCGGTACCGCCCTGTCTGCGCGAATTGGCTAGATTGTGTGCCTCATCGTATTTTTTCCCTTTTGTAGAGCTCCCATTAGGTCGAAACTTGGCCTCTAGGACTTTTAACGCCAGTGTGTGTTTGCGCGGAAGACAAATTTCGGGGTAGTCGCTATACTTCAGCGCGCGGATGGCCCTTTGCGCTGGTCTAACGCCCGAATATTCAACCCTAAAGATGGATTTGTGGGATCGAATATTGGCGCGATGTTGAGTGGTATTTTCAATGTAGTCCCGGAAACCGGTTACCATGTGTATGTTGCCACAAAAACCAACAGTGAAGTTCGAGCCGTGATCTATAACCCACCCATCACCATCTACACATCCGCGCCAATAATGGGGTAACAGTTCGGATGGCCCAGTCCAAGGAGAAATCGTAAATGTCTTATTGTTGGAAAACCCCAATAGGCGTAAATCTCGGACTATCTCGGACCCGTAAACCTTAAGAGTTGCCTGCGTCCCTGTACTCCTGGACATTGGGCGCTCGGTTATTTTATGCGAACTGTGCATCCAGCCACGAATTCGCTCTAGAACGGTCCTATCTCCTTTTTGGAGACTCAATACCATCCCGTTCTCAGCTACATGTCCATCCGTGGCCATAAAACCTAAGGTGTATGCCTTTTCGGGCGTATCTATCGACCGGAAGAAATCCCTATCGGCTTCGTATTGTATCATATACAATCAGATTACATCGTTCTAGAGTTAGTAGGCTTACCGGTCGCCACCTCTTACGATGACTGCCTCCTGGACGAAATGGGGCGCCCCTCTGTATCCATGATTAATCCCGCGCGCACACTTCTCCACGTTGTACTACCATCCGGCTTTTGAATTTTGATTTTCCCGGCGTCTTTCGTCCCACCCGGGCCGGGCTCTTTTGTGGACCCCACCGGATAATTTACTTCGTGGCGTCCCGTCTTGCCTGGGTCTAGGGCGGCCTTGTAATACTTGTCGTCGTCGGTAAGGTGGTCCTTCACGATTTCTTTGGCGCGTTCTGCGTCTAGCCCATGCTCTTTGCGCTCTTCCTTGACGCCGTGCTCTAGGTCATCCCGGGCAAACTCTTCGTCGGGAGCGTCGTCTCCTTTGCCGCCAGGCATCAAATCCTTGTGAAGCTCGCTATCTTCTGAAAACGATTCTTCTGGTGAGACCTCGACCTTGTCGTAAGCGAGACATTCGGGGCAATCGATGTCTGTTCCCGGTTCAGCGCCGCACATGGGACAACTGGTTGATTCAGACTTCTTGACCTCAGCTCTGGAATCTTCTCCGGGATTGCTATCTCCTCCTTGAACGCTTCGGGCCATCTCAACCATGGCCTGCAGCATACCGACCAACGATTGGTATAGCTCTGGGTCTGCCTGTTGGAGTTGCTCTAGTTCAGAAGCGCGCTTCTTGAAGACCTGTAGAATAGCCGCTACCCGCTTGGTCAGGTCGCCGTGGGCTTGGCCCTTGGCTTCGGCCGCTTGTTGGACTTGCTCGTCTTGGGAATCCTGTTGGCCTTGCTGGGAAGCTACTTGGCCCAAGGTGTCATGGAGCTGGTCCATGTCTATGGCTGGTTGTGCTGAGTTAGCGTCTGGGGGCGGACCCTCGCTGCCTTCTTGAGATGGCTCGGGGTCTGCATCTTGAGGTGGGGTGGGTACCAACGGATGGGCAGTGGTAGGGCGCTGCTCTGGAACAAATCCGGCACCCGCGTTTTCGGCATAGGCGGGACCTTCCGCCTTTGCAAGGTGGGGCAGTTTCGGCTTGCGCTGGAAGAACTTGCCGTCATCCCCTACGAAGCCAGACAAAACCTTGCCGTCGATGGCGTCTTGTTGGAGTTCTTCGGGTAGACCTTCGAGGTCGTGGATGGACCCCGTGGGGTACACCTTGCCTGTGCGGGGGTCATGGAATGCCGCTTGCGTCTTCTGGAGGGCCGTGGCGAGGTCTTCTTCGACAGACTGGTCATAGAGACGGATACGGTCGCCTCCAGCCTTCTGGGCTGCCTGGAGGGCTTTATCGGCCTCTGACATCTTGGCCCCCACACCGACCGAAACCGTCGCCCCAACCGTTTCGGCATATTGTGAGCGGAGGTGGGGAAGTTCGGTCAACTTTTCCGCTGGGATGCGAATTCGACCTTCGTCGCCATTCATGATGATGACTTCGCCATTGTTGGCCAAAGCCCAGCTCTTCCAGCCGTCGTTGCCTGTTTCTTGCACTTGCGCGAAGCGTGCCATTCGCTCGAAATCGTCGGCGGCCGAGGCGTAATCAATTTCCTTCGGGTTCCGGTCGGTCTTGAATGCTAAGTAGACGAATGTTGATGGCATGTGACATAGATTATACCGATGGCGCTTGACACGCAAGAGGCAACCGAGGTAGGGTGTCGACGATAAGGGAGCTAACCAAATGACACCAAAATACGAATTCACAGGCGAAACAAAGAAGTTCAATGGCATCACTCTCCGTCGCATCCGTCGTCTTTCCGATGGTTTGGTTGGAGGATGGATTGAATCCGAAGCCAACCTGAGCCACAAAGGCAAGTGTTTCGTCTACGGCGACGCCCAGGTCTACGGCAACGCCCGGGTCTCCGACTCAGCATGGGTCTCCGGCAACGCCCGGGTCTACGGCAACGCCCAGGTCTACGACGACGCCCGGGCCTCCGACTCAGCATGGGTCTACGGCAACGCCCAGGTCTACGACGACGCACAGGTCTACGGCAACGCCCGGGTCTTCGGCGACACCCGAATCGACCGACCCTTTCCGACAACCGAAGAATTCATCGGCTGGAAAAAGGTCCGAGGGGCCATTCTGAAGCTCCAAATTCTCGGGACTCGAAGTGGGAGCTGGGGCGTCAAGTGTCGAACGAACCACTGCCTCGTTCTCGAAGCGTTTCCCCTCGATGCCGGGTCCCAAGAGACTACTTTCGGGTCTCTGTACGACCTAAAGTTCACCTACACTGTAGGCAAGCGGGCCATGAGCTGGACTTACAATCCAGACACAACGGTAGAATACGGGGCCGGAATCCATTTCTTTTGTTCCCGAGTCGAAGCGGAGAATTACTGATATGTACCATACCCACGCAAGCGCGGTTGTCCCTTCTACCCAGGAAGAATTCCTGGAGCAACTCAAGGGCATCGCCCGGAACTATACCGGGTGCAGCCACACCCCGGACGTCATTGAATCATTGATGGTCGAGCTTCGACAGGCGTTTCGGATGTGCTATGAGGCGCGTCGAATCGATACCATCCCGCAAATCTACATCGATGTCGAGCCCTGTACCCGTCAAGTTCGCGTGACCACTTCGAAGTTCACCTGGAAGGACGCAGAATGAAAGACAAAACTTCATACACCGTAGAGCAGGTAAAGGCCGTAGACTGGTGTCGTTGTGGTAACTTGGATGTGGACCGAGACAGACTCATGGCCACAGCCGTAGAGTTAAAGGCGGCGCTCGCCAGGGTCAGCGAGCTGGAGAAGGCTTTGGTCTTCATGTTATTTGAGAAAAAACCACGGGGCTCTTGACGAAACCTCCTCCGATGGGTATTATTCCGCACATACGCAGCAAGGAGACACCATGAAGGTCTGGACCCCAGAATACACAAAATGGCTCGCATCTATTAAGGCTGGAGACTTGGTGGCGTGCACGGATGCGCTCCTTCATGCGAACTTCACGCGCGAAACGTACGGGTATCGGATTCTAATGGTCCGCCACATCACACCCAAGCGAACCAGATTCGACTGCTTCGACCCTCTCGAGCATGACCCAGAACCCGGCCGCATCGGCTACCTCAACCCGGTTGTCTCTTTTGGCAAGGACGGGGGCCGAATCGTAGGTGAGGGCTTCCGCCGCGAATCCTTCTTCATCGACCCCGTTACCCCGGAGGTCACCGCGTCTATCATCGACGACACCAAGACGGCCGAAGCTATCGAGTCATTAACGCACCTGGCTCGGAATATCGAAGAGCTACTGAAGAATCCATGGGGCCGCGACAGGAACCTGGTGCGTCAACTCGCCGCTGAGGCAGAAGTCATTCTTGGTCTGTTTGAAGCAAACCGAAAGGTAGAGTGATATGGGATACCTTCACATCAACAATTTGTCCAAGGACGGGCGCATCCTCCAGCTTTTTAAGCGTGTATACGCATGTGAGAAAGTGCATGGAACTAGCGCACACGTGCGATTCGCGGGTGGTAAAATCTATTTCTTCTCTGGTGGCGAGAAGCACGAAACCTTTGTTAATATCTTTAACGCAGCGGACCTTCAGAAGGGGTTCGAGTGGGCCTTCCCTGAGCCCCCCACCAAGGTCGTAGTGTACGGGGAGGCCTACGGCGGCAAGATGCAGGGTATGAGTGGCACCTACGGCACGAGGGCACGCTTCATCGCCTTTGACATGGCTATCAACGACCGCTGGCTGCAGGTCGAACACGCCAAGCACCTGGCAGAAAGCCTCGGACTCGAATTCGTGGCCTTCAATCTGGTCGAATGCACCCAAGAGGCTCTGGACCATGAGCGGGACATCCCGTCGCGGATTGGCGTCCTCAACGCGCAGCGGGATGGGGTGGTCGATTACGTCCCGAAGCCTGCCGAGGGCGTTGTCATTCGCCCCACCATCGAGCTAGACTACCGGCCCGGGGATAGGATTATCGCCAAGCACAAGCGCAGTGATTTCAGTGAGCGCAAGTCCAAGTCAGATACGAACCTCAACCCAGATAAGGCTCTGGAGTTGGCCACCGCAGAAGCTGTGGCTGAAGAGTTCGTGACAGAAATGAGATTGAGCCATGTCGTCGACCACCTCAAGGGAGACCTTGGGCGCGAACTGACCTTCGCGGACATCCCGGAAGTCATTGACGCCATGATGGAGGACGTGTTACGAGAAGGGGCCGGTGAAGTCGAGAATACCAAGCCCAACCGCAAGGCCATCGGTAACGCTACAGCCAAGATGCTCAAAATGAGGACGCCATGAATAACTATGCTATGTACCCAGAAGTCCGATTGACCATCGACAGCATGCGGCACACTATCATCAACCACATGGGCACGTTTTTCGACCAGCAGAAGGGGGCCATCAAGGAGGCGGTTGACCGGGCCGTCGAAGCCTTCGACTTCCAGGCAGAAGTCGCCAGGATTGTAGACGGAGAGGTCAAGAGACAGCTACAGGAGATGGCTCGCTTGGTGGTTCGGTCTGCCCTGTTCAAGCAAGAAGAGAAGTTCCTCAAGCTGGCGCAAGAAGCTCTTGTCGTTGCATTGAAGGATGGGGTACGATGAGAATTCTGCAGATGATTGAAGAGGCTCAGGACCTGGTCGGGCGCACCAACGACCTACGCACCAGGCGACGCGCACTTGACACTCTGACCAAGATGAGGCGAGACCCAGAGCAGCTATACTTCGCTGCACTTCGAATGACTACAGCCAAAGCACGCTTGGCTTTGGCAATGGCGTGTGAGCGAGAGCTGGTTCGACTCGAAAAGGGAGATGTGGTATGACACGAGAAGAACGATACGCAGCAGTCATCGAAGAGGTTTTGGACATTCTCCTGGAATCTGGCAATGGCGACTTAGATGACGCCATACGGCTGCTTTTCTGGGCTCAGGACGGGTACGCCCATCGGAAGTCTCCAGACGGACGTTGGGTGACTTCGTGGTTGCCGTCAGATGAGCCATAGGAGAAAGAATGACAACGACCGACGAAAAGGCTATGATGGACGCAGAAGACGCCGCTAGGTCGCTAGAGGCGTTAAAGCGCTTCAGGCCGCGCTGGATTCTCGCTTGGCGGTTCGTCCAGGACGAGCTGTGTTTGGACACTCCTGAAATGAAGGATGTCTTGGCTGTGTATGACCGAATTAGAGACCTGGAGGAAACACGATGACCGAGCAAGACCTTATCGAAACCCTAGACTATCGCATTGAGGCCGCCTTGGCTATTATTCAATGCTATGGATGCGACGACGGACCCCACAATAAGCAGTGGGTGCTCGACCAGGTGGTCCGCCAGCTTGTGTCAAGTCCTGAGGACTACAAGCAGTGGGTAGCCGAAACCAAGGCCGGAGAAGATGGACCAGACACATACGAGTGGGACGAAGGGGTTGCACCATGACCGATAAATTTTCCATTGCGTGTGAAGACTGCGCGTTTGATGGCGCCTATGGTCGCGAAATATCACGACCATGCCCCGATGGGTGCCCCACCTCCGTCGAGGAGTCCAAGAGACTATTGGCATCCGCCCAAGGGCGCTCCAAGTACGATATCCGGCCCGTCGCCGACGACCCGACACGTTCTACGTGCGAAGGCACCACAAACGGGACCGGGGCTTCTGACGTTTGCGTGAAGGTCGGTACGCCGGTAGCTCTGTCTTCTGGTGAAGTCCGAGCCGTGTCGAAGACGGGAGGCGCGAAGGGCACCAAGCCAGCCCAATACGCTCTGATTCCTACATGGCCCTTGCGCGCGCTGGCTGTCCTCTTCGGTAAAGGCAACTCCAAGTACCCTAAGCCTGATGGCACGTTGGGAGGACCAGACGAGCAAAACTGGATGAAGGGCTACCCGTGGAGCTATTCCATCAGCGCTTTGATGCGACACCTGGAGGATTGGCGTGAAGGGGAGAAAGAAACCCCCCAGAATCCGCCCGGCGAGCCACAAGACCCCACCGCTGGAACACACCCACTTATTTCGGTTGCGTGGCATTGCTTCACTTTGTATACCTTCGAGAAGTTCGGGCTCGGCACCGATGACCGTGTGAAGGCCCCGAAGCCGTGAAAAAGGGTCTGTCAGCCAAAGTGGGACTGGCAATGACGCCGATTGGCGACCTAGAGGAAGATATGCTAGCACTAAACAACACAGTGAAGATAATTAACCCGGACAGTTCCTTTCACAACAGGAAGGGCCGTATCTCGGATTTTCCCAAGAGCTGGTGCGTGGAAGTGAGCATCTCAGACTGGAATAATATGTACTCGGACGACAACCGCGTACTATTCCAATTCCACGAAGTGCAGTGGGTCCGAGACCTATGAGTCCCGTGGAAATCCACCCAGGAGCCCCGAACTCGCCTCTGCCGACCGACATCAAAGACGCATGGGATGAAATCCTAGCACTGCGGTCAATCCTCATCCGCGAGCGTGAGGCACACGTAGCCCTCGTCGAGCGATACGAACTCGCTCGACGGTCTATGCGTACGATGTGCCTGAAGCTGGAGCAGGCGCTTAAGGGTTAGGCTATCACCCGGTAGACTTCTCGCCACAAACATCTAGCAGGAGAGGGAGCTTCGTAGTTAGCCATCAAATGTAGATGGTCGCCAGGCTTAATTACTATCGAAGCGGTGGTCAATACGACACCAGAAAAGTGCGTCGTGTCGTCATCGCTATAGATGGTTAGGTTGCCTGTATAGCTCGGACCGAGGGAGCTTTGGATATGTACTTCATATCCATTCGCGTAGCTGACTTCGATTACGGGCCCTGTAATCGCGTCGTCGTCCAGGGTGACGTCTGTGGTTAATAGCGTGGTAAAAACTACCCTAGATGGGTTCAATCCAGCAAGAGCTGCGTCTGTCAATCTAGAGGTGGCGTCCGATACGGTCACTTCCGAAACAAATGACCCTGACGAGCCGAGCAGTTGACTTACGTTTGCTGCGTCGGTAGCGCTAACACCAGCCGCCACTCCAGTTATTGCCTGGCTGTTGAGGGCGATACCTGCGCTGAAGGTCTTGACGCCGGCGAAGGTTTGGGCCCCGGTCGTTACTCCACCAGGGTTCGTTGCGTCGGCTGGCTGTAGCGTTAGAGTCGTTCCAGCAATAGAACCGCCGTTTGCGTTTGGAGTCGAGCCAAAGGCGCCCATCGTGTCTACGCCGCCACCCCCACCACCACTGCCGCCAGCTCCTTCGTTGTCATAGATGACGTCGATACGGTCAGTGGCCGACAGCTCGTACCCAGCAATCGAGCCATTCCAATACAACTGGTCCCCGGCAGTCAAAGCGCCGTAGGCTCGTGCGGTCGCGCCGCTGTCGCCCGACATATAACAAGCTTTGGTCTTGACGCCGTCTCCCATTTCAACGCCAGCTCCGTTGACCTGTACTTCAACCCATGCCGTGATAGTCGCCGCAAGTGTAGTGGCTGTAGCTAGCTGGCCATCGGCCGTAGTGATGCTGGCGACCATATCTCGGTTAGAGACCGAGAGTCCACCAGCTAGGTTGGAGTCGCCGGGCTCGTATTTGCCGGTTGTGTCGTTCCAGGTCACCACTTGACCCTGCGTTGCGCCGTCTTGTCCGAGTTGCTTTAGTGGTAGTCGCATTATTGTTTTCCTTTGAATCTTAGATTACGGGATGGTTTAGCTGCTAATCCATGGGGCTAGGAGTGAGGTCACCATCCAACTGAAACCAGTATTGCCTGAGGCTGCAGATGAAAGGTTAACCGTAAACGAGCCGGCTGCCCTCGTAACCCAACTACGCGCTGCGCCGTGGTCGCCTAGCCAAGTAATAAGTATATGCGAACTAGTTGTAGCGAAGGATGTAGTTATTGTCGTCGTCGTACCTCCTGATGCGATAGCGTTTATGCCTACCGGAGCGTATTCGCTTTGAATGGCGGGGTCGCTTGAGCTGTCGCGCCCATATCTGGCAATCATGCCATCAGTACGAATCTCAGTGGAATTGTGGACGTAGTCGGCATCTGCTACCCAAGCCGATGATATTACATTGCAAGCAGTCTTGGTGACAGAGAGGTATTCGACCTCCGTGGTCCCGGTGATGTTTGTTCTTACAGAGAATAGCTTAGCTGCGGCATCGCACTCAGCATCGGTCCCTGAAGAGCCTGCCCTCACACATATGTCGCTTGCGCCCGAGCCTAAGTTTGTGTAAATCGATACGCGCCCGCCGTCGCCCAGCCCAGCGGTATTCAAGAGCACTGGGGAGCTGACGCTTTCGGAGACCAATGCTTGAAACGTTTTAGTGCCATACGGCATTATCTGGTTGCCGGCGGACACCCCGCCCGGATACCATGGGCCGGAAGGGTAGGTGCCTGCGGCTGGCTGTAGATACAGTACGCCCGCCGTAATTGTCCCACCGTTGGCATTTGGGGTTGACCCAAATGAGCCCATCGTGGTACCGCCAGATCCACCACCAGCAGCGACCCAACCAACATCTGTTCGGAACTTGAGGAGATGCTCGGTCGAGTCATAATATACTTGACCTTCTGTGGGCGTGCCTGGAGCCGCACCTGGAGCGAAGATTTCGCCGTTAGACGTTTCGACGTTACGATTAGCCATATTATTCTACCTTTGGCAACGGGAGTGACTCTAGGAACTTGTCGAAGTCTGGGTCGCTTTCGGCGTAAGCGGCCGGTGCGCTAGTGATTAGGACGTCTAGCTTGGCTGCGTACGACTGGAATAAATTGATTGCATCGCCAACTTTGGAGCGTAGGTCCTGCTTGGAGGTGGCTGTTGCAATCATGGTAGCGAGTAGTTGTGATGGCATAATTTAGTACCTTATAGGATTGCGGAGACTTCCCAGCCAAACGACGTGTCGGCGGTAGCGGCCGAAGAAAGAGTGACAGTGAACGAGCCAGCGGCACGGGCCACCCAAGACCTGGTAGCACCATGGTCACTATACCAAGTGATTGTGACGCGGCTAGTAGCAGTGGTGAGGGAGTTATTGATTTGGCATGTGGTTTGGCCCGAAGCGATTGCAGAAACGCCTGTGGGCTTGTTGATTGTGGCTGCACCGGGGGTACCAGAAGAGTCGGTGCCTGATTGGTCGATGCGGCCGGCTGAAGATATAGCCGCCTTCTCTACCTCAGTCCCACCGACACCGGTCCGAAGGCTGAGCAGCTTGGCTGTGGCATTGACCGAAGCGTCTGCTGTGGTAGTGCCGACCTTAAGACAAAGGTCCGAGGCTCCAGTGCCGTTCTGGCCGAATAAATTGAGACCAGTGGAGGTATGAGTATAGATAGTGTCGCACTGAAGGTTTAGACCGGTCGAGACTTCGCAGTAAGTCGCAAAATGGATGACCGTTCCTTCTGTCCAGATGGTCGGTCCTGGGGTGACGCCTGTGCTCGACGGCTGGAGCCGTAGGGAGCCGATAGAAAGCCCTAACTTATCGACTAACAGCTTCTCTACTTCAGTCCCGCCGATGCCGGTCCGAACGCTAAATAGCTTGGCTGTTGCATTGACTGAGCCGTCCGCTACCGAGCTTCCGATCTTGACACAAATATCAGAGGCGCCGGTCCCGTTCGTGTTGTAAATGGTCGGGGATATAATATTAGAGAAGGTCTTGGTTCCGGCAAAGGTCTGAGCTGCGGTACTGACCCCACCTGGGTAAGTACCATCGGCAGGCTGTAGGGTTATGGCCTGTGTGCTGAGTGAAGCACCGTTGGCGTTAGGCGTCGAACCAAACGCACCGAGCGTCACGTCACCCGAGTTGGTTCCAGACTGGTTTCCGAGGTTGGTAAACCCGGCCGCAGTCATAATACCTGGGTTAGACGCGTCGGCGAGGCTGAGGTGCAGTACCTGACTTGAAATACTAGCGCCATTGGCCTGAGCTGTAGTTGTGGTTCCAACCGTTACGTCACCCGAGTTGGTTCCAGAAGTATTGCCGATGACTGTCTTTTGTGCGTCGGTGCAATACCTAGCGTTGGTCGAGTCAGCAATGTCTGCGGTTGTAGCTGCGGCACCTGCAGTTACGAGGCCCTTTGCATCGTAGGTGATTTTGGTATTGGTGCCAGCGGTGATGGCCGCATTCTTAACCACCAAGCCGGATAGGTCTTGGTCGCCTGTATTTGAGCCAGACAGGTTAGAGGCTGCTACGGTTCCAGCGAAGGTAGCTGCGGTTTTGTTGATGCTGAAGTACTCAGTTTCCGTCGCGTCGAGTCCGGCCCGCACACTGAATAACTTGGCTGTGGCGTGCACCGATGCTGCAGCAACACTCGAACCGGCCCTAACACAAACGTCTGAGGCGCCAGCCCCGAGTCCGCCGTAGAGCCGAGCGCCGGTAGGGCCCAACATCAACCGTTGAGAACTACCTCCGGCCGTAGTTAGGCTTGTGTCTGCCGTTCCGGCTAGTAGAGCGAGTACGCCACCGCCACCCCACCCTGGCCCGTAGAAATAGCCGCTGCCGGTGGTTACTGTACCGTAGACGTCAATAAAAAAGGGGATAGCCGCGCCGTTGCCAGTGACCAGCTCCAGCAAGCGGGTAGTTGGGTCCATGTCTCCAACAGCGGTGGAGGTGCCCATCCTAATCATAACTTCGTCAGCAAAGCCTAGGGCGGATGTTCGAAAGCCCCACTTGCCAGTGTATCCATCGTAGATGGGAACACTGCCGTGGGTTGCGCCAGACGGACCAAGCTGTTTCAAGTCTGATTTCATTCATTGCCCCAGTCTGTAAAGCACGCCCAACCTTTGAAGATTGGCCCGACACCGTTTGTTGGATGCCGAGGCGCCACGCGCGTGTTGGGTTGCAAACCGTTAGTCTGCAACCATTACCAGCTTACCACATTATGGCATGAACATTACGTCAACCACATCGGAGGCCGCGAGCTGATACCCAGCAACGCTGCCAACCCAGTGTAGAGTGTCACCAGATGCAATCGCCGCGAAGGTGCGTGCGGTGGTTCCGGCGTCGCCAGAGAAGTAGCAATCGCTGGTCTTGTTGCCGGAGCCGACCCACTGCTTCATGCCGTTGACGAATACTGCAACTTCGCCACCGTGTGTGTTGGTTGCGCTGACGGTGGTCGTCATTGCCTGGTCGAAGTCCGTGGTGGTCACAGACGCGGTGAGGTGGCGCATGCCCGTGGCAAGTGCCTGGTCGCCTGTGTTGGTACCAGTGATTGCAGCGAGCTTGCTGAAGTCGGCTGCGACCATGAGACCGGGGTTGGTTGCATCAGCGACGCTCAGGTGAAGAACCTGGCTCGAGATGCTAGCACCGTTGGCTTGTGCGGTTGTGGTGGTTCCAACCGTTACATCGCCGCTGTTCGTGCCGCTGGTGTTACCGATTACAACGAGCTGTGCGTCAGTGACGTACCGAGCGTTGGTGCTGTCGGCGATGTCTGCGGTTGTTGCAGCGCTGCCGGCAGTGACGAGGCCCTTTGCGTCGTAGGTGATTTTGGTATTGGTGCCAGCGGTGATGGCTGCGTTCTCGTCGACCTTACCGTCGAGGGCAGTCTGTAGGTCAGTCTGGTTCGAGAGAGTCCCTGTGATGCTACCCCATGCGGCCGCAGCAGCTTGTGAAAGCTGGCTGAAGCTGAGTGAGGTTGTGTTGAGGGTGATGGGGTCAGGAGTTACAAGGACCCAGCCCTTGAGGCCGTTCGCGGTACCTTCAACTGCGAAGGTGTACATACCCGACGTAACTTCGGCGTCGCTATTGGCGTCGGGAGCACGGGTAAGGACGAAGGCTGTTCCGCCATCTCCAAGCGTGGTTACTTCGTAGATACCGTTGTCAGCTCCGGCTGCGCCGTTCTTCAAGAGCAAGCGCTTCTTGTTGGTGACGTCGAGGGTAACGCCGTCGATTGCAGGGAGAGCGCCGGCTGCATCTGCCGTGATGACGTTGCCAACACGCGTGTACGCAGGAAGAGCTGCGGCCGTTACTGCCGATACTGAAGCCTTGGGGTCTAGACCTGACGCAACTGCGTCAACATACGTCTTGTTGACGGCCGAAGTCGCCGTAAGTGGCGTCGTGGGTAGGATGATGTCGCCAGTGCCGCTGACTGTGATTACGCCCGAGCTAAGTGCACGAGCGCCATCTGTGGTAAGTACAGTGCTGTCGACCTTAGCCGAAGTGACTGTACCATTCTTGAGTTGTTTGCCGTCTAGAGTAGCCATTGACTATTCCCCTATTGTATTGCGCCAAAGTGTGGTATGATGCAACCGACGCCTGCTGCACCACGATGGTTTTACTGTCTACGAAGATTACACCCTAGAGAAAACAAGCCCACCAATAGCCCTTCGTTCACCTCTTACGACTCGAGATATCGCACCGCCGCAGGCGAGTTTTCATTGGCCGTATCGTCTGACCCACATAACGAACGTTATCGTAGCGTGGGTCGGTGAGAGCGTATATGACGCCATCTTGGCGGTCAGTCACAGGCGTCACCAGAGCGCGTCTTCTTTTGTAGGGTCCTCATTCTATCCGTTAGCTCTTGGTACTCCGGCAAACAGAACTCATAGTCCGAAAGAGCCGCCCACTCCCCCTTGGACAATTCGGTCCACTCTAGACCTGGCTCGTGCTGTTGGGCTATGTGCCTGGCCACGGCTCGGTGTGAAGCTGCGCCTACTACTTCGCCGCCATCCAAAGCCATGAGGTGGAGTCCGCCGCGTGTCTTGACGTGCCACAGCACCTTGCCTTTGACCTTACCTACTGCGCGCTTGAATTCTATTTCGTTTGTGGGTATCCTCATACGTTACCTTACACGCTGTAGATGAAGTCGATTACGTCTGTGGCGGCTAGTTGGAACCCAGCCACAGTCGGATTCCAATACAAAAGGTCTCCTGTCGTAAGGGCGCCGGAGGCACGAGGAGTCACGCCACCGTCTCCGCTGAAATAACAATCAACTCCAACCTTGGTCCCATTGCCTAGACGAGCGCCTAGCCCGTTAGCTAGCACCTCAACCCAACCAGGAAGGGTTACGGCCAGTGCGGTCACACAAGCCAAGTCGCCATCGCTGGCTGTGACGCTCGCCGCCATGTTGCGGTTGTCGTCTGACAGACCGACCGTACTTGTCCCACCCACCAGAACCCAAGTTCCCGGGCCGGCTATTTTCTGGTAGAGCTGGGTAGTGGATACACGAAGGTAGAGAGTCCCGGACGGACAATTCTGAATCTTGGCTGGAGCGCCACCACCATTGGGGTCGCCGTCGTAACCGCCGCAGTTGGCTGGGGTGAGGAGAACTGGGCGTTGGGGAAGTTCTGTTGTGACGAATGTCTCGAATGGAGTAGCCATTAGACGGTCTCCTGTACGGACAGAATCTGGGCTGTGCCCGTGGAGTTAGTGCTGGCCGCCGACACATCATTCCACCACAAGCTAGTAGGGTTGCTGCCAATCGAATCCACGGTGTACGTGTCTACGATATTGGAATGGTCCCCCTGCACAGCGTTGCGAAGCGCTGGCTGGTTCGTGGCGGTGAAGATACTGGCCGTGAGCTTCGAGTATGTAGTCACCGCGACGTTCATGGTTGTCGTTTGGCTGAATGCGGCAAAAGTCAAATCCCTGGCCACAAACCCGCCGAGTACGTATGTTGAGCCAGAGCCGATAGAGTTCTGTACTAGGCCTGCGAGTCCTGTAGCTACGAGTCCGTTGAAGGCGTAGCTGGCCTTGACGTCGTTGTCATGGACAGTCAGAGCGCGAGTCCAAACTGAAGGTCCGCCAGCCCAACTACCGATGAACGTGCCTCCACCAACACCTTCAAGCATCGTAGGTGCGCTTAAGAGCTGTTGGTCGGCAGTCAAGGTAATTGTGTGGCTTTGGAGTGCGGTCCCATCGTTGCCTCCAGAGCGGAGGCGGGCTGCTGGTGTGGCGACGCCAACGGTCGGGGCCACGTTGGCGATGCTGACTACCGTGTCGCTGGTGGTGCTGGCTGCGTTTGCTGCTCGAGTCGCGAAGGTACGAAGGTTGGTTGTCGAGATATTGTATGTCCCGGCAATGCGAGTGACGGTCTTGGTGGCTTCGATGAGGGTCGGGTTGGCTATTGACACGTCGCCGTTGGGAGAAGTGAAAGCAACCGTGTCGAGGTTGGCTAATGTAATACCAACCGTGGCCGATTCAGAGTTCTTCAATGCGAGCTGTGAGCCTGGGTAGGTCTTGGCTCCCCACGTAGCTGTCGGATAAAGATTGCACAACACAACGGTGTTGGATGTGTCGGCCGTGGCTCCATACGCACCAGCAACGTTCTTGGCTTTGAGCCTGGCTGCCAAGGCTTGAGGTGTGGTACCTCTATCTGCGATGGTGATTGTGACGCTAAAGTTCGTCGACAAACCACACGCGATAGTCTGCAGGACGCCAGCTCCAAAGTTCTGGACCTCGACCCCATTCGTGGGGACGTCAGTTGTACCGGAAACCTGGAAAGTGTCGCCTGCTTTTAGCTCAGTCTGTGAACCTGGATACCCGCCAGTGAAGGCGAGCGTAAGAATTGTGGGAGGGGCATCGTAGGTGAGGACGGCTGTGTCTGCCGCACCTGGGTTGCCATCGGGTGAAGTGACTCGGGCCACCAAATCGCCAGAACCAGCTACGGTTACGGCCACAGTACCAGAATAGAACCCGCCGCTGACGTCTCGGGCCAGGGTTGCTGGGGTTGCGTCGATGGTCACGATTGGGTATGATGCACGAACAGAGACATTGAGGGTCAGCCCAGAAATGGTGCATGACTGAAGGACCGTATTGCCTGGTGGGTCTTCGAAGGTCTTGTCGGAAGCTACGCCGCCGCCTGTGACCGCGATGTCGTTGATGATAATCCAACCCTCAAGGCCTGTGCCTGGGGGTCCGGCTGGACCCGGCGGGCCTGCTGGGCCTGGGTCACCTTGTGGACCTTGACTGCCAGCTGGGCCCTGAATACCCTGTGGCCCTTGAGGTCCTGGCGGACCCGGGGGACCTCTTTGACCGGCAGAAGCCCCGCCATTGCTAGCGCCAGGGTCATAGACCGTGTATTCTGGATACGCACCCGGGATGTCTAAAATTGCTCGTGCCATCGAAATCTAGATTATGGGCTTGACAGTCTCCCCCAATCCACTGTAGAAGTTACCCATGAACTCGAAAATCATCGCAGCGTGTGCAGTTGTCCTGGTCGGGTGTGAGGGCGGGTATTACTTCAACTGCCCCGACCCCATCTTCGGCAAGATTGGCATCGAAGATGGGGTGAAGCTGACCTGCGCCCAAATCTCGGAGCGGGCTCGGCTGGCACGGGACTTGATGGAAGACTCGAAGTTGTACGAAGACTTCACGGCCGAAGCTCCAGGTGTCGAACTCTTCGTCTACAATGTCCACGCCTGGGAGATTTTCGGGGTCGGAGTCGGAGGGGTGGCATACTACATCGGTGGGTCGGTAGACGTAGATGTGGGAATGATGTCTCTGGTACACGAGATGTTCCATATCAAGGACTACAATGACAGTGGATTCCCGCTGGGTGACGGACACGCCGATTGGGACATCAATGGACGCTACGCCCTGAGTTCATTCTACAGCCACGAGGTTTACGGCCTAGACCCCACAGCAGGCAAGCAGTTTTACTGCAAGAGCACACTCCCTTTGAATATCAAGTATAACCTCATCGATGCTGGCTGGGGCGAGGATTTGTCGAACTGGTACAAGAACAAAGCATCGCTGTGTGACCCGAAGTAGGTTACCCTATCTCTTCGACGCTCCACCCAAAAGCAGTATCAGCACTGGCAGCCGCAGATAGCGTCACCACGAAGTTGCCAGAATTGCGGACGGTCCAGCTTCGGGCCGCTCCGTGGTCCCCGAACCAAGATATAGATATCTGACTCGTAGTCGCGGCAAGAGAGTTGGTTATGGTGCAGGTCGTTTGGCCTGACGCTATGGCGGAAATACCAGACGGCTTATTTATAATTGCGTCACCTGGAGTTCCTGAAGAGTCGGTGCCTGTGCGTACGAGCTTGGCGTCGAACTGTTTGGAACCGGTGATGACTTCGGTGCCGGCCAAATGTACCATCAAGCCATCGAGTTCGCTAAGTCCTGCCTGAACATCGATGGATGTGATGTTGCCTGTAGGCGTGTAAGTGACGGATGCAGCAGGAAGGGCGGTGGCGGTGGCGTTGGGGAGAGAGACAGAGGTGCGATAGTCGGTCGATTCGATGAAGGTAATAGTGGTTCCGCCCGTACGTCGGTAGACGACCGAATACAGCAGCTTCCATTCTTGGGTGGTCAAATTGGGAAAATTGGGCTGTGCGGCGGCTCGTGCGTTAGCTAGATTTCCTTGTGATTGGCCTACGACTACAGATATTGGGTAGTCAACTGCATTGGTCGCGTAAACCCAGTTCTTGACATAGTTGTTGTTTGGGACGTCTGTGAGCGTGCCCGCATTGTCGTATTTCAGAACGGAAGCTACAGCTTTGTAGGGGGTCGAGATGGTGCTTTCAAACTGCATCTGGTTGGAGGAGTTGCGGTACCACAGCCTACATGTAGTCAGCGGTCCGGTTACGTTGAGTTGTATGTCTTCGTCCCACAAAATCCCAGTCGCGATAGAAAAAGATGCATTGCCGAAGGTCCCTCCGTATCCATAGCCCCAAGCTGCGCCTCGGGTGTAGTGCAGGTATTTGTGTAGTTGTCGGTCTCGCTTGTATGAGTGTCGTTCGTCCGAAAGTTCGCCCTCGGTGCCATTCCAATAGACGGTTGCGGTAGGGGCTGCTAGGTTGGTTGTGATTTCCCAAACAGACGTAGAGATGTTGAGCCCGCTGGATGTAAGATAGATGTAATAAAAACCTACGACGTTTGGGACTTCGATGGTTAGTGGTGACGTAATGGAATATTTGATATTTTGAAAGTATACGTTGTAGGCGCCAGAAATCGTAAAGATGCGGTTGGTGTTGTTGAATGCTAAAGTAGAATCAGTGCGGTTCTCGAAACCTGCCAAATCCTTTGTCTCGGTGGGCTGCCACACATCGCCGTCCCACACGACACCTTGTCCTAGGGACGCTCCAGACTGAGATAGCTGCTTGGTGTGGGTGCGCATGTACTCCGCTCGGTGCTGGTCGAATCTTAGATTATCCGACCAAGAGCCCGATTAGGTTGGGTACTGCTTTCCAGCTCCAGCGTTGTACAGTTCAGTTATTTCGGCTGGGGTGAGCACCCTATCCCACATGGCGATTTCATCGATGTCGCCTTTGAATTTATTCAGGCCCAATGGCGCCTTGCCGATACCCAGCACGCCGGCAGCCGTATTAGGAGCGGCAGCCGTTGGCGTCCAAGCGACGTTGTCTAGGTAGCATGTGGCATTGACGCCATCATAAACCCAAACCACATGGTGCCACAGACCCATGACCACAATCGTCGGCCCCAAAACTATCGCCCCGCCTAAGTCTAGTACGAACGTCTCCATTATGGGTCCGCCCATTTCCATATGATGGATTGTGGGCGTCCACATGCCCTGGGGCAAAGGACTGCCATACCCAAATATCGGCATCACAGTGAGCGCGCCTCCCGACATCGTACTCTTTACCCACACGCTTGAAGTCCGCGAGCTAGCTCCCAATACGGTAGGGCTGACCGTCGTAACGATTTGGCTAGTGCTGCCGTCGAAGTCGCCGCCCTGGTTGATTTTGCCGTATGCCGAATCGTATAGGACGTTCGTATCGGTGCCGTTCGTACCACCTAGCTCTTCGTGCGAATTGCCGTCCATTTTGTAATAGAATTGCAACCCATTCCACAGTGGGTTTGGGGGTGGGCCAGCCTCACCACCGAAGAGCATACAAATGGAGCTAAACATTAGCGCTTACCGTCTTTCAAGAGTTGGCAAAATGCGGTGGTGGCTCCAGGCAGCACTCTATAGACAAGCATGTCAACCGCACCTGCTGTAGCTGTCAATGTGGGAACCGTACCACCAGCGAAGACCCAGAACGTATTGAATGCCATCGTTCGGGGAATCGCTCCTCCCGTGATGGCAATCGAACCAGACTGTCCGGCAACCGCATTAGTTGGTGCGGCTAGGGTGGTGTCTTCAGTAGTGGTATGGCGGAAGTCGTTGGCTAGGTTGAGGTCGACAGCGATGGACCCGCCAGTTGATGTCAGGGCGACTTCGGCCACTCGCTTGGCCCCACCAAAGGTCTGGCCTGTGGTTGACACTGAGCCAGCATGTGTGGCGTCAGCCTGACCAATTAGAGTCAATACGGCTGGGCCAGCCGTAAGCGTGCAGTTGCCGAGTGAGATTGGGTCCAGTGTGATGGCTTGGGTTGCATCCGTGCCAGTAACAGAGAACGGAGTCTCCATCGCCTTGCGACCGATACAAGACATCGAAAGGTAGGCGTTGGCCCCGGACAGAGAGATGGCTGACTGGGTGGACCCACCGTAATACTGCACAGCACTCGCATCGGTAATCGTAGTGGCCTGTGATGTCCCGTGACAGTCATAGAACCACACAGACGTACCGTTCTGAATGGCCATGGCGCCAGTGAAGATAACGTCGAACACGTATAGAATGAGCGAGCCAGCTGAGTTGTCTTGGGTGAAGGTGACCGGGGCAGCGATGCGAGAATCATACACATAGATTCTGGGGACGTTCCCTCCCATCGTGTTGTTGCCATGGACCGTGAAGCTGCCCGAAGCGATTCCAATCTCAGAAATCGTCGTATTCCAGGGAGAGCCGTCAGGCGCCACTAGGAAAGCTCCGTTGATGACAGTGCCCCAAGTAGTGTCTCCGGAGATGGTCACGTAGGGCTTAGCTAGTGTGACGTCCTCGGTGTACACTCCGGCTTCCACTTGGACAACGAAGGGGTTGGTTGGGCCGCTGCCTGAAATGGAGTTGATTGCACCCTGTATGGTCTTGAAAGGGAAGGCCGGTGAGCCGTTTTCGGTGTATGTGTCGGTACGGTCTCCGTTTACCCACAAAGTGTTTGTGGCATATTCCATTTGCGGCTGGTCGCCAGTGTTGGTTCCGGACGTGTTGCCAATTACAACGAGCTGGGCGTCGGTCACGTACCGAGCGTCAGTACTGTCTGCGATGTCGGCTGTGGTAGCTGCAGCACCTGCAGTTACAAGGCCCTTTGCATCGTAGGTGATTTTGGTATTGGTGCCTGCAGTGATGGGAGCATTCTCACCGACCTTGCCATTAAGGGAGGCTTGTAGGTCTGTCTGGTTCGAAAGAGTGCCGGTGATGCTACCCCACGTAGTGGTTGCGGCTGAGTTGATGGCATCGGCGATGTCTTGGGCTGAAGGAGGGCCAACGATGTCGCTTAATGTCCGGTGGGTGTAATATGTAATGGGCATGGATTATTCCTCTTTGGGGAGCAAAAAAGCGTCAGCACCGTGTGCTTTGAACTTGTATTGTTTAGGCTTGTCTTCAGCCTCTAGGAGGGCTTTGACTTCGTCAGGAACTTGGTCGGTAGCGTCAAGCCCCAGAGCATCCATGTGGTGGCTGTAGGCTTCACCGTGCATTCGAGCTTCGTCCAAGTCTCCACCAGCTTGGGCCATACGCATTCCGCGCAAATGATGCGCCGACGCTTGAAGGTGCTGGGTGCGCTTATACTCTTTATAAGATTCTTTTTCCGCTTGACTTCTGGGCGTACCTTCGCCAAACTCCTTCAGGGCCGCTGCTGTCTCGAGGGCGTCGTAATCGGAGTCCTTCAGAATGGGGTTTTTGTACCAATCCTTCATGTGTGGATAGATTATCCGGGCTTGACGCCTGAATGCTGAGGTGGTAGATATAGGTCCATGAGCGAGCCGACCCAATACGTCATCCGCTGGGCCTGGAGCAATGCGTCCTGCCCGGAGTTCATAACCCTTCTCAAGGAAATGCCATGAAAACCCTCAACCGATTGCAGATTAAGACCAAAATCATGTTGATGCGCTTGGGGCTGTTTGGGGGTTTGGCCTGGGTCATCGCCGACAAGGTGCGCAGCATCATTTCGACGTCGGACGTATCCGCTAAACTCAGTCTACTGGACGCTTGACATCCAACCCTGACTCTGGCATATAGATACCCATGGACAACACGAACGCCGAGCTTCCCCTCACTGCCTCATCCCCCGCCCTGGTGTCCTTTGTGGACTGGCTCCAGAAGAATCGCACCGAGCTAGCCTACTACGTGGATGGCAATCCAGTTGGTCGTACCGCCTTCAAGCTCACGTTCGGCCCGAAGTACATCCGGGTGGTGACCATCTGGACCCATTCTGGTGCCGGCAGCGCCTTTTGCTTCATCGACCGTTCAAACGGTGACGTCCTCAGGACCGCTTCGTGGAAGTCGCCAGCCAAGGGAGCGCGGGGCAACATCTTCAAGAGCCCTGAGGGTTACGGTGTGGGTCAGTACGGCGCAAACCACTTGCGGTAAGGGCTATTGACATAACCTTCTGACTCTGGCATATAGATACCCATACCCAGGAGCACCACATATGAAAGTCCATGAATTGAGGGCCATGCTGGAGGGATATCATCCCGACCTGGACGTGGTTGTGAGCAATGGGTTCATCACCGTCGCAGACATCCTGGACGTGGTTGTGAGCAATGGGTTCATCACCGTCGCAGACATCCTCCCCCACCCCACTTTCACAACCGGCAATCCTTGGAATTCGGCCAGGAACCGGTTTGGTGTCGAGACCGACACCCCCATCCTGGTGCTCAACCTCTCTATCGACCTCCCCTTTAAATTGTGACAGCCTCAAGGAGCAACACCGTGAAGATGCTTCAGATTCAGAAGGCAGATGGGACTGGGCTTGTCAAGCTCTCAATCGTCAAGGGTCTGGGACATGGGTTCTTTTTGACCAAGCCCAGCCTCAAGGCCCAAAAGGAGGGCTTCAAGGGTCCCTACCAAATCACCCATGCTGGTGGATGTCGCCTGGCTTCAGCAAGCAAGCCAGAGGTCCTGGAGCAGGTGTACCTGGCCGTGGTCGCAAATCCGACCGTCCAGGTGGCTCTGACGGAGATGGCTGAAGTAATGGGTCACGCTTTGCCTCGCCTCGACGGCGCAGCCTCACGTATCGAAGAGATGGCCTCCAAGCTGAAGGGGGTCCTCAACGATAGGGTAGTCGACGCGCAGCATCATTTCGATGTCGGATGTGGCCGCAAAGCTGAAGGCGCTGCTCTGATGGGCGCTTGACTCTACCTTCGGACTCACGTATATACATATCCATGAGCCACTACGAAATCCTCGGTGCAGCCCGCAGCTTCCTCCACACCCTCAACAAGGCGTCCGCTGCCGACCTCGACAAGGTCTATCAAACCCTCGCCAACGAAGTGAACGACTCTCACTACGCCGAGAGGCTGGAGCCCAAGGCTGGAGCCCTCGCTGCGGTGTTCGCCGAAATCAATCGGCGTTGCTGGACCCACCACGATTGAGATTTTCCCCTAGGGGTTTTCAGAGTGCTTGGTGTCCTGCATAAGGATTCCAGGCACTTAGCTTTTGTAGAAGCCCGAAACGGGGTCGTTTTGGGACTAGGGAAATCTCTGGAGACGGCTTGACTCTACCTTCGGACTCACGTATATAGATGGACATGAACGGCCAAGAGCTTCCAAGGTGTCCGAAGTGCGGTGAAGTAGCCCGGGTCGTAGTCGTGACTAAGGCTCGGGCCGCTGCGTCCTCATCGTCAGGTGCCAGGCTGCTGAGACAGTTAAGGTGAGGGATATCGACGACCTGCTCGAGGGCATCCGGGAACACATCTGTACCAAACACGGTAGCGACTTTTTTGACTGAGGTGGACGAATCATGGTGAATCTAATTACAACGGTAGTGTTGAATCTAAGCAACGGCAAAGAAACGATTGCGTACTCACTGCAAACGGACCATGGTGAGACGTCATGCAGTCCTGAGGACGCCATTTTGCTGCGCTCTGCGCTCCGCGCTCCCTCTCGAGAGGACGGACATATCGGTAGTTGCGAGTATCCCCTCAAAGATTGTACTTGCTGAAGGCTCTTGACATCTAGTCCTGACTCTGGCATATAGATATCCATACCAAGGAGAAACACCGTGAACGCCGACCAGTTGAAGGCAGATAAAGAAGAACTCAAGGACGCCGTCCGCCAGATGTTGAGTGCTTTCGACTCCCCTATCGCCCACATGCGCATGAAGAGTGAGTTTGCCAACGAGAGCCGGGCATTTGCCCGCGAAATTCTCGAGCGAATCTCAAAGAGGGATGACGAGCAGTAAGCGAGAGCGCGATTGAAGGTTTCGGACTGGGGCTTTCCATAGTGCCTGGGGTCCTGCTTAAGGATTCTAAGCACTTAGCTTTTGCAGAAGCCCGAAACAGGGTCGTTTTGGGCCTAGGGGAATCCCTGGAGGGCGCTTGACGTCACCTTCGGACTCTGCTCAGGCCTGTAGTACTTTTGCCGATGTACCTCACGTCTTGGGTGCGAGGGTCGACCAAACCATAAACGAGCAGTGCTCTGACTCTAGATGACATCCAAACATCTTACCACTTACCTAGCACCAAAGCTACCTCCACCGTTCATGGCTGCAGTAACGGTCCGAAAGGCGTCTGCGTCTATACATGCAGGGCGCGCGGAGTCGGCGGGCTGGTCTTTGGTATTGACGACAAACTCGCGATGTAGTAATAATTGCTGTGGCATGCGCTCCATATGCGAGCCCTTTGGGGATTCAACCATCCGTGCCACCCGGAGTTCATGCATCATTTGGCCACAATAGAAATAAGGACGATATGTATATCTGCAGGCGCACACGGCTCCCCGGTCAATCACACTTCCATCTAGCCCGGGGCCA